TTAGTTTAAAAATTAATACTCCGTTCTCCTTCAATGTTAAGAGGATAACTCCTTCAGATGGATTATACAAGGGCAGTCTAATATTTTGCTTATCGCTAAATTCCCCTCCTCGATAGATACAAGCAACTATTTCAGACATCCATTCCTTTATAATAATTTTATTCATATCTGTATTCAAGAAAACGGACTGATTTCGGTTGAATCTAACTTGACAAAGGATTCCTTGAGTTTTGATTCTCATCATAGCGTCACCATAACATCTACCAGTGCCGATTGTTGCATCAATGCCATATCAATCAAATATGGTTCTTCAATGCTGTTAAACATAATATCAATTGACCACTTCCCTGTCAGCATACCACTTTTTGCTAGCTCTTCGATTTCTGGAAAAATTCTTTGGATATAAGGTTGAATATCCCCCTGTTTCAAATACCATTTTGCCCAAGTCACAAAATCCTTCAATTTACTTGATTGATAATTCTCGACAATGTTGTTATCAATTAGATACTCAACATTTTTTAGCAATTTAGTGCCTATTTCATCAACGTTGATTGATGGAGCAACACTTTTGACTAGTTGAACCATTTCTGATTTGTGCCAATAATCTGAATAACCCAAAACTCTTTTCAAATCAAAATCCACAAAGAACCGCACCTCTCTTCTTAACGGCATTCCATTATAAATTGTCCCGTTATTCTCTTTTGGAGGAATATATTCTCGCACTACCACTGTCGGACTCGTTCCTGCCCCAACTAGCATTGCACCATAAAAAATATTTAACAAAGAAGTCCCAATTGTTGATGGATTATCTACATGGGGATTATTGAAATAAAACTTGTCTGAATAAACTCCAGTCTTCACAAAAACATCCAAATTATTTATATCAAACGAGCCTTTGATGTTTGAAATCAAATAGTCATTAAAATCTTTTCGCCTTCCCTCCGTGTAATAGTCAGACAACGCCCAACCATACCAAAAATCGGTCAATTGAAACATTAGAGTCTTGGGAATTTGAATTTTGCTCACTCGCTCAATTTTAGGAAACCAATAAGACATATCATTCTCATCCCCACTAAATCGTTCTTTTGCAAATCTCCCTTTTAGTGTTAGTTCTTCATCCGTAAATTGTTCTTCAACTCTTTCCATATTTTATTTAATCCTCAATCTCTGTTTATCCTAGACGAAATGAGAGTGATATGCGCCAAAATATGCTGATACTCTCTATCTCCAACACAGCCACTCATTTTTCCAATCTCTAAAAATGAATTTGCTAATAATTTTAATATATCACCTGTACTTTCTCCAAATGCTTCTACACTATAACTTCCATTTAGATTTTCACTAACAATAACAGCATTATTCATTTGACAAACTTTTTGTGATGTTTTCGCTAGTTCTGACAAAATCATTTGCTGTCGAAGCCTTACTTTTTCATCCACTTTTTTAATGCCCCTTTCAAAATTTACTGTCTAACCAATTCGCCAGTATTACGATTAATGAGATAACCATTCATGCTATTAAAAACATAAACCTTCTCATTCAAAACTCCATCATCAGACTGTACCCATACAACGTTTCCCATAGCAATGATGTTCTCATTCAGATAAATTGGTTGGTTACGATAATAGACCACATTGTTCTCGTGACCTTCTTTAAAATACTTTTCTACCTGTTTTTCGGTATAACGCATTCCACCATCACCAGTCCCTACATTCTGGGTTCTAGTTCCTGTAATCGCATTCTCTTTTATTGCATTTCCACCAATAGCATCTCCAATCAAATGTGAGCGATTATAGCCAAAGCCATTGTAAATACGCCCGTTTCCGAATGATACACTGACCTTAATATTATTGGTTGTCCTAGTATTCGGCATATACCAACCACTAGGTTCACTACCTGCTTTGAAATCTTCTCTCCTTCCCAAACTTGCCACATAGTTATCTCTTGTTAAGGTTGCTGTAGCAGTTTGAGTTCTACCTTTATCATCAATAGAAGAATAATTAATCTTACCTTTTTCTGGAAATTGATTTACATCAACATTAGCTTGACCCAAACTTAAATAATAATCTGGGTACAAATTATTATCCCATTTAGGAAGCGAGATAACAGTTCCGTCTACAAGTGAAACAGTATCCAGATTGCTATTATCAGTTTTCACAGTCTCTCCAACTGTTTCTGACACTTTCTTTGTGGCAGAATTGAAATAAGCTGATAAATTGTCCTGAGCTTTTTGCAATTGAGCTTGAGCTTCTGATGTGCCACCATTAATAGAATTATTCAGACTTGCTGATATTTCGCCGACTTTCAATGATATCGGCTCATACAGTCCTGCTGTCACAATATTAAGCAAACCACCGCTTATAAGGGTTGATATATTGCTAACAGGATTCCCTAATTGACCTGTTAAAATCCCTGTCAATCCGTAACCAGCAGGTAGTACAGAAAGTAAATAGCCAATTAAAATCTTTTTACCGTATCTTTTAAAAGCCTTTTTTATTCTTTTGGTAAAAGGCTTTAAAATTTTTCGTATAATTTTTCTGATAAACTTCACACTATCACTCCTTTATTAAGAAAATTGCCCTTGAGAATATTGTACCATGCTTTTAGCTAATCGTGTCGCCAATTCCAATTTCCCTTCTTTTTCTCCAAATTCAATCCTTGAGTTATTTAAGAAAAAGCGCATATCTTCTTTACTTAAATTGTTCATGATATAGTGTTTAACTTGATGAACGCTTGCAACTTCCTCTTTTTCAAGATACTCAGAAGTTAGTTTCACTTGATATTCCATCAACAAATCTCTTTTTGTCCGATTTTTAGCCATTATTAACCTGCTTTCTAACTTCTGATACAACATAACCATGTAAAACAGCTTTTGTAACACGGAAAACAACCAATATCAACCCAATCATAGTGCACCAATTCAGAAACGGTTTATAATACATCGCATGTCGAACCAACTCTCCCCCTGTAGCGAAAGAACCTATCGAAAGAGCAAAGACATCCGTTAATGCAACCGTACTTGCTGTTATAAAAAACAACTTCTTAAACGCTTTCTTATGACTACTCATTTTAAAATCTCCTCAAATTTATTTAACAAGTTTTGTTTTATGTAATAATTATATTATATAATTTCGAGTAAGTCAATAGTTTGATTTGAATTTTTAACAAAAAGCCTCTCATTAAACGAGAGGCTTTGATTACTTATTTAGACTTTTCCAAAACTTTTAGCAATTTTTGAGTTTGAACAGACGCTTCAGAAATCTGCCCTTCCAACTCTTTTGGCTTACATTTTTGACCCAAAATCATCATCAATGTGTCAGCTTCGTCAATAATATCATCAATATTATCAATGCCTTCGAATTCTCTATTCGCCAAATGCTCAGGTAGTGAAATGAACTTTTTATAGTCTTTATTCACTTCTGCAATAGACAATGGTCTATTCTCCTGTTCTGCATAAAGTTCTTTAGCTCTTGTGAGGACTATTTGTTTGTCACTTAACTGAGAAGCAAAGCGTTGAGTTTCTTTTTGGATATCACCTAGTTTTTCTGCTGTCATCCTTATTGACCTACTTTCTTTTTATTCTCTCTTATTATACCAGTTTTCCAATATAAAAAAAGTCCGACTTTTTATCGGACTAACAACCAGACTAGTTAATTTTGTTTTTCAATTTCTTACTTGCCTTGAATTTGAACGTCTTCCTAGCTGGAATAACCATCTCTTTACGCGTTTGAGGATTATGACCTTTCCGTTCAGAACGCTCTCCAATTTCAAAGTTACCGAAACCACGTAGTTCCAACTTTCCATGTTCTTTTGTTAGTTCCTCAATTCCTTTCAAAACCGCATTAATTACTGAATGAGAAGCGGTCTTTGTAATTCCTAACTCTTCTACAACCTTAGCTTCCAATTCTTGTCTTCCAACTGTCATTTTTACAACTCCTATTCTTTATTATTGACAGAAAATGATTTCTACTAAATCATAATATCATCAATCACTCTATTTGTCAATACTTACTCCTTTAACATGTAATAATTTTGTTCTTTCTAAATGTCTTTTGCCTTTAAATTTATTACATTCATTACTTTTCGCGCATTTGCAATACTCTCCCTATCTCCATCCAGTAAAATAGCTATCCCTTTCCGTTTATTCCGTCCCCAACAAAATCTTCCATCTCCAATGATAATAACTACTTCTGAAGCATCTAATTCATCAAACTGGACTGGAAAAGATTGATTACTCACTCTTTCTTTTCTATCCAATAAACTATTCAATACTTCATCACTGTAGGTAGATTTATCTAAACAATCAACTTTGGTTCTGTTATTAACTAACCTTGAACTAAATCCTTGAACAAACACTTCTGTCCCAGTCTGTCTCGCCACCTCTTTAGTCAGCTCCAGAGCTTTAAATATCGCATGTTGCTTCATCGAGAAAGAAACATCTATTCTGACAATTACTTTGTAACACCCTTTTGCTTTTTTTCTTCCCTTCTTCACCCCTCTATATCTTGCTAAATATGGTCTCTTTTCTAATTTTTCATACGTTTTCTTAAAACCTCCATCAAATAACGACAACAACTCATTACGAAGAGGACGTAAGATGTTTTTTCTTTTTGAATTATACTCTTTGCTAAACTTCATCAACAATTCGGATAGGTATTGTTTTTCTAAATTCGACAATCCTGAATCATCCAGTTTTTTTCCTCCCCATAGTCGTTTACTAATGTTGAGATTAGTCAGTTCTTTATCAAATCTATTCCTTTTCTTAATTGCAAATATTTCCTCAGCATACATTTCATTCAAATTTTTTAACTGTAAAGCATTGTTATGTAACTGCATAACTTCCAACGTAGATTGTTGGCTAGTTCTCCCACCTTCTTTTTGATTTTGAGGTTTATTTCGTTTTTTCTCTCTTTGTACAACTAAACCATTCTCTAATACATAATCAGCTAAAACTTCGGCAGGAGTATTCGTTTTGTATGCCGTTTTGTAAATGTTGTTGAACCAACTATAGGTTAGTTTCTTCCTCTTCGGAAACCCATACTCCTCGATAAATTGATTCACTTCAATCAGACTTACAATGTTTGCTAAATAATCAACTACTTCTCCAACTTGGACGACTTGGTTATATTTTGATAATCTCTGCTCATGGACTAGATAAACATACAACAATTTTCTTAAAAATAATATGCCAATATCATCTTTGTTTTGTTCAATATATGGCTCGTTGGCGTATAAGATGTTATGGTCTGAATCATAAACAATTTCATCTACTGATAAAGTTAATATTAACGGTAAATCTATAACTAACAATATGGATTTAGGGATTTTATCTTTTTGACCATATTTTTCTAAAAGTCTCAATAGATTCGTTTTTTTCATTGTTTTCCTTCCTTTCTTGTTTGAAAAACTCTAATGATGAAAACAAAGAACAGCCAGAAATGGCTGTCCTCCCTTCTATTCTGGCAATTTTACACGAGCATATAAGGTATCTATAAATCCTAAAATATCCATAATCGCTTCTTGTTCACTAATCGTTTGAATAGTTGAATTATCATCTTGACTAAATATAGGCATAGCAACTCCATCAAGATATCCCTTGTAAACCTCTTTATACGGTTCTCTCTGGCGTTCTTTCACAAATCCGACTAGATTATCGTCTGTGTCGTTCTCGGTCGCTAAATGAGCTACTAGCACGCTTCTATGGACATCTAATTCATCTCTTAGTAAAGATATTTTAGATGTCTCTTTATACTTTTCCAATAATGAGTCAATACTCCAATAAAATGGAGTAATAACCCTAGCCATCGTTTGTAAATGATTCATAATTTAATTTATCCTTTCTATTACCATCCACCAAAGCTACCACTTTCCTTCACAACATGCTTGTCATTCCAGTCAACATCGTCTTCGTATTCCTTTTCCCACTTAAATAGCCCATTCTCCACTCCAATTAGCTTCCAATCCAAAAATTCAGGAGCTTCAAAATTCTCTCTTAAATTAGCGAATATACCAGACATTTCCTTATTGTTAATGAATGTCCCTTGAACACGTTTTAAACCGCTCTCTCCATTCATTTTGATTAACGCATCGCCATTTCCTCGCAATAATTCTCCACCAGTTTCATCAAGAATAATGTTGGAGTTATTCCCATCTACAACTTTCAAACAAATTCGGCTCGGAATGTTTGCCTTAATATTGGGAGACACAATATCCCCTGATGGACGCTGAGTAGCAATAATCAGATGAATGCCAGCCGCCCGTGCCTTTTGTCCAATACGAATAATTTCGTCTTCAACTTCTGGATTTTGCATGAATAAATCAGCGTATTCATCTATTACAATAACAGAATACTTGTACTTTTTGAATCCTTTTCCTACAAGTTTGTCTGCGTACTTAAACAACGCGAGATTATAATCCTCTATGTTTTTAACAGGTTCGCCAATGATACCTGCCAGTCGTACAAATTCGCTATATCGCCAATCCATCAACCATGTCTGATAACGCATAAACCCATATGCATCATTCATATTAGTGATTGGTGGAATAGGACAATAAGGTAGCCCTTCATAGTTAGAAAACTCCACATTTTTAGGGTCTATGGTAAAGAATTCTACTTCCTCTGGCGTAGCGTGATTCATGATAGATATAATCATTGCGTTTACGAATACTGATTTACCACTACCTGTTTGACCAGCAATTATTAAGTGAGGAGCTTTTGCTAGTGAGACATGATACACTTTCCCGTCAACTTCAACTCCGAATACACAATCTAACGGGTCACTAGCTGTTGTTTTTCTTTGATTTATCGAGTAGTTTACAGTCATATTGAATAGAATCGCCTTTCAAGATGTTTTATAGTTCTATTCTAACACATAACCACTTCCTAAAAAAATGCTAGTTTTTATTCAGAAAACATCTTACTTCCGTTAAAGCATTCCCTAGCAGATTTTTCCCTATTCTGTTACTCTCATCTGAAATTTGATTAGACCAGAACTCTACACCTGCTCCCCAAATCTTATCATCAGTCACACCAAAAACTAGCTCTTTATTCCCTGTTGCCAACAATTCCCTTTTAGCTCTCTTTTTAGAAAATTTTTGCTTCAAGATATCAACCATCACTTGATATCTTTTCTCATTCCATTTATCTTCATTGTAGTTAGGAATAGAGCGACCAATCTCAATTGCTCTTTGAGCAGATTTAAGTTCTAAAATGGGATTTATATATGCTTTATCAAACATAATCGCTTTCGCATACTGAAACGCTTGCTCTGCATTTCTAAAACTCCTGTTATTCCATTCAAAATGTTCTTCGAAGTTGTTCCCAAGAACTCCTCCCCAAAAATAGATAGCATCCTCCGTTTCCCTACAATATTTCGGATACATTAATTCTGATTCAACCATATATCTCTTCCCTTCTTTTTTCTATTCGTTCTTTAGCAATCAGAAAGTATTTCTCTTCTTTTTCAATGCCAATAAACTTTCTATCTGTATTTAGACAAGCAACTCCTGTAGAACCGCTTCCCATACAATTATCTAAGACTGTTTCATTTTCGTCTGTGTACGTTTTTATTAACCATTCCAATAGCGCTACAGGTTTTTGCGTGGGATGCAATTTAATCTTTTGTGTATCTTTAGAAAATACTTGAACATCAATTGGATAACGTTCAGTAGAATCGTAATCATCATGAAAAAAAGTTGTCTGACCATATAAACCATTCCCAAGGACAAGATTATTATTTTGACGTTCGACAGCACTTTTCCTACTTACTGATTTTGAGATTTTTCTTGCATGTCCACTCGTCTTTTGCGGATTGTACGTAGGTAATTTCTTGTAAAAAACAAGAATGTTTTCATGTGCTTTCATTGGCATCCTTTTAGCATTGAGGTGTCCTGTTGGTTGTGTTTTCTGCCAAATAATTTCATAACGCAACATTTCCAAATTGGAACACCCCAGCACTTTATCAAAAGGGGTCTGAGCAAATAACAGAATCGCCCCACTGTCTTTGATTACCCTTCTGTAACTATTCCATAAATCATCCAAATCAATTACAGAATCCCACTTTGTATTAGTAGTTCCATACGGTAAATCACATAGTATTAAGTCGATGCTTTTGTCGGGAATATCTTTCATCAATTCCAAACAATCACCATGCCACAGCTCTTCTCTTCTCTTCTCTTCTCTTCTCTTCTCTTCTCTTCTCTTCTCTTCTCTTCTAGGCTATCTATATGTTTTTTCATTGTCAACTAATCCCTCGTGTTAAAACCATAATCATCTTCTGTGGCTTTGTATTCCCTAATATACTTACTTTCTAAGTCAAACAAATCTTGTTGATTACCTGTTTTTAGAATGTCAATTGTTTCGAATCTCCAATCACTAATTTTATTATTTTCTTTCATAAATTCATGAAATTTAGTATCTGTACTAGCTTTGATATGTTGCCACCATCTCCATAAAGGAAAGTTTATTGTTTTACCAATATAAACCTTTCCTGTCGGCTTATGTGTGATTTTATAAATATATCCTACGACATTTTCTCTCTGTCTTTGATTTTCTCGGATAACAAACTCTTTTTCTTCATTATTTTTGTAACAGTTATAACAGCAAAAATATTTGTTTGGATTTGAAGTATATCGTCCTTGATTCTTCATATCAATCCTATTTACTGGATTATTTCCACACATTGCACAAGGAATTTCCTCTAGCCAAAACTTCTTCCAATATTCATCTAGTTGAAAGATTGTTGCGAAGAATACTTCATCTTTAACTGTTCTTTGTGGAACTCTGTTCTCAAAATACTCTGGAAAATCCTTTTTTATCTCAGCTAAAACTTCTTGCTTACTTTCTAAATCAAAATAGATTTTACGAGCCATTGTTTCAGAACAAAAACCTCCTTTTTCTTTTCTGAAATTGACATGAACAATCCAATCCATTTTCAAATATAACTCCTATCTTCCAAATTATATAATAATTATATTACACAAAATGGTGTATGTCAATGAATAATAAAAAGATTTGCAATTGATGCAAACCGTTTTATTTCTCTATTAGTTTGAAGATTTCTCGGACATTATCCCTTTTTGCTTTCCCACTTTCAGAAAACGGTAAAATTTTTCTAATATCTTTTGAACTATCTCCAATATTATTTACAAAAATCATTGTCGAAGCTCGTTCTAGTTCAAACTCTTCAGCTAAAATTTGACCATCTTCTGTCTCTAAATTCACAAATAGAATTTTACTTTTTCCTTGATTAGACAATTTTTCGTAATCTTCTAGTAAAGTTGGCATACCTGCTACACAATTAGGACAAGAATTCTTGAAAAAAACTAAAACTTTATCACTATTTTGGTCATAGACTCTTTCTAAAAGTTTATCTCTTCCTAGTTGCTTCTTGCTCTCCCCAATTGCTGATGTCTTTTCGAATTTGTTAAGAGCCTCTGAAATATAGATTCTTTTATAGTCCAATTTACCTAGATAGCCGTAACCCACTAAGGAACGTTTAATTGTACCTGCTGTAGCTAATTCAAGCCCATGAATTGGATTGTTATTCGTAAAAGGTTGATTCAAATACAATACTCCAAACAGGAAAAAAGCGCTATACAATAACCCTCCCCATGCAATAATTTTATTCCATAGTGGTGCAATTAAAACACGATAACCATTCTTTAAATAAACCGTAGAAGCAGTAATCGTTACTGTCGCTAACGTAATCAGAAAAGCCATCTTCATACTCATGCTGTATGTAATATACAAGAATTCAAAACCCAGAATAAGTATAAGAATGCTCATATATTTCAATTTGTCTTTGCCATCCATCATCAATCTCCTGTACTACCAAATCCACCCTTACGTTCTCCCGTAGCATTGTCTCCATCAGCCAGCAAGAATTCTTGGAACACTCCTTGCATAATACTTTGACCTTCTTCAATGATAACTGGTCTGTCCGTAATATTCGTGAAAATACCTTGAATATGACCATCATTTTCAGGATTACCGTAATAATCTTTATCAATAATTCCAACAGAATTTACTAGAACGATTCCCTTTTTTCTAGGGTTAGATGAGCGGTCATAAACTTTCAAAACCTCTCCCTCTTGCATATACGCTTTGACTCCTGTTGGCACAAACTTGATTTCTTTCGGTTCAATCACAACTGTTTTAGATGCCTTGAAATCATATCCTGCACTGTGACTTGTGCTACGTTTTGGAAGCAATGACATGTTACTTTCACCTTTGACTAATTCAAATCCTCTTTTTTTATTACCCATTTGAATCTTTTTGATTCTATCTGGTCTAAATCCACTCCAACTATCTTCATCTGTCTTCACGATTGGCGCTGAACCAAATCCTTCTTCTTTCAATTTAGCGATTAAGTCAACATCTCCTTCAATATTGATTTCCTCATAAGACACACCAAGCGAGTCCATCAATTGTTTTGTTTTTTTACATTGAATACAATCATTCTTTGAGTATAGTGTAACAGCCATTTTATTCTCCTTATTTCATCATATCTTTTACAAATTTTTCAATTTCTGAATCCGCAACCCCTTTATTTCGAGCTGACTTATCCTGCATTCTTTGAAAGAATTCCTTATCAAATGCTATATCAGAAACTAAATAGTAATGCTCAACTTCATGTTCCATATTCCTACGAACATTACGACCTTTAGATTGGTCGTATAGCACATATGACGGTTGGTTTTCTAAGAAAACCGTCATATTGCTTTTTGTGAATTCGATTTGCTCAGAACCGCTTTTGTATTGAATCAAAAAAACAGAATTGGTATCTTCTTTGTCTTTATCTGTTAGTTTATGACTTCCATCTAATATCTTATAAGAAATGCCCTGCTCTTCAAATCGAGCAATCACTTCATCTTTGATTTCAGTATGTTCGAAAAATACCAATGGCTGAACTGCCGAAGGTTGACTAATCAATTCAATCATTTTTTCAATCCGCTTAGGGTCTGCATAGATGCGTCTTAAAATTTCATGATAGTAGCTCATGAAACCATCAAACATACGGTTTTTATAAGCATAACCTAGACTACGAATATCAGCCATCAAATCCTCATCATAATCCAATTGAACTACATGAGTATGAACTCTAGGAAGTAATTTCTCAATACCAGAGATGTTAGAAGGTCTAAAGCGAACTCGTCCCCACATTTCAAAGAACAGGTCTTTTTCTTCCCATGACTTCTGAATGTTTCCGTTTTTATCATAAGGAGAGAGTTGAAAATATCTATCTTTGTATTGTTCAAGATTCAACTCCTTAATCGCTCTAGCCATATTTGGATAATATTGAGCCATTACAAGATAGCTAATAATATCAGACACTATGTTATTGGTTTCTGGTGTTGCTGAAATCCCTAACACCTTATTCGATAGCTTCTGTAGAGCCTTAGCTCTTCTTCCAGTGGGGTTTTTAAACTTGTGAACCTCATCAATTACTACAATGCCATCTTTCCCTAGATTGGCTTTCAAGTCCTCTAAAGTATCTTTGTGCTCAATGGCTTTTTTAAGATAATCGGCTGTAGTAATTAAATATGGCTCTAACTTGTTATCAGGAAAGGTCTCGTTCCATGAATTGATGTGCTTCTGCCACGACTTATCTTTTAACCCTTGAGTAGTAACAGAAACAACAAAATTAAGCTTTTCTCCTCGTTCTTCTTGAATTTTACCTAGACAAGCGACAGAAACTGCCGTTTTCCCATACCCTTTTGGCATTTCCAATATCGAAGCCATATTACTTTGAGAAAGGTGATTTTTTAATTCAGAACTAATTCTGTCAGTATGGCTATCATTCCAATCAATTTTATGGTCTGGAACACCTGCATTCTTCATAAAATCAAAATTTAGTTTTGGTGGAGTTGTTTTCTTAATTTCTCCTTTTACTCTTGTGCTGTCTTTCTTCTTCTTATTGGCATTCATTCGAGCAACAGCTCGTTTCCACCCATATTTATTATAAGGCAAAGATTATTCCTCCTCTTCCATAGACTCCATCATTTCGATGAATGCATCATTTGGAACGAACTCCAAACTCAACTTTGCTTTTAGTTTAGGTTCAGAACTAGTCTCTAGTTCTTTCACACCATCAATATCTACAATACTTCCTGATATACTAATTTCATCTTCAAGAGATAAAGTTAAAGGGAAGTTTTTAGAGGGCAAGTTTTTTCTGGTTTCTATATATTTATGCACTAATTTATGTAATAAATTGTGTCCAATTGATTCTACCATTTTAACATCTGGAGGAATCAGCATACTTTCCATTCCTTTCAATGCTTCTTCTAATTCTGACAAAAGCTCTTGAACACCATTATCTTCACCATTAGTTTTTGGAGGTGTATTCTTTTTCTGATTATGAACTTCATTTTTCCCATATTGCTTGCTTTGGCTAAATTTGTCTTCAGTCATTTAACTTGCCACTCCCTTCATTCTTCTCAAATACTCTTTCTCTGTTTCAAAATCATAAGGATTATCAATTTCAATACTGTAAAAAATATCGTCTTCAAAAATCCCCTTGTCCTCATCAAATCGTTGATATTCAAATAGACCAATCACATCCTTATCAGGAATCAAAGCTGTGAAACTATAATAATGATAATCAGCAAAACTCTTATCTAAATATAAATTGGGATGTCTCCCGACAATTTTGGTTTCATCAAGGTTTCCGTTTGCATCCATAGCATATAAATCCCCCGAATTTCGAAACAATTCATATGACGGAAGAATGATTGCTCCCCTTTTTACTACTTTTTCCCATTCTAGCTTATTCAAACTTACCATCTCCTTTTTATCATTTTTACCTTTTAAGTATACATAACAAATGCGATTTTGTCAATATAAAAACAGCCGAAAAGCTGTTTTTATATAATATTTTTATTTCACTTTTCTAACATCTGCTTCTGTGTCAAACTCAAATTGATTGCCTAGACTAATTTTCACATAGTCATGATTATCTAATGAACCCTTAGTCAAAATTAAATGATAGTAAATTTGACATAAAGCATGGCTTGGATAGACACCATTTCCTTTTTGTGAGAATCCTTGAATTCTAATTTCATTTTGTTGGCGAATTTCAAATGCTCCTCCTACAATATAAAATCTATCTCCTGTGGTACTCTCCACAAATCCAACATCCAATTCTTCAATATCTATTGTTTCAAATTCAGTTACCCAGTGAATTAATGGGTCTTTACCAATTTTTAAACTTGATGGAATTGGTTTTCCTATTGTATTCAAAGAAACTTCATAGTTCCCATTTCCACGACTAGTAAAAACTTGTGATAGATGTTGATTGTGTTTGAAGAATAACTTACTATTTTTCAAAAGTTCTTCTTTACTTTCTTTTGATAATGTTGGAACTTCCTTATTCAAATCGAGAACGTCAACACTGAGTTTCCAGTCTGTGTCGCTGATGCTTGGAAGAACGTTGTTCCAAACATACTCATTCAAAGAAACTTCATTATCCACATCCAAGTCGGCAATATTATCTTTAAACGCTTCATCCCACAGCCATTCAGTTGCATCTTTCCCATAATCAACAACTTTAGGACTAACAACTGCATTTGTAGAAAAAGGATTTTGTAATTTATCCAATTGATTTCCAAAATCCAAGTCATAATGAGTTCCGAATTGAATACAAGCATAGTCATCTGTTTCAATTCCAAACTCGCCGAAATCAATATCAGCATCCACTTGAGCAACTATAGATACCCGTAGCTTACTTTTTCCAAGCACTTCAATTCTTGGATTGTCTAAAAGCTCTACAGTGCAATTTCCTTTTCGCTTACACACATTAGAACTCGTCAATTCTCCTCTAAAAGAGACGGTTTTATCTAAAAGCCCACCCTCTTCAACTCCAATAAGTTCTTTTAATTCTCGACTATTCTTATCAAAGTTATAGTTAAAATCGTTTGCCATTTTTAGTGTTTCCTTTATTTTTATTAACTTATTCCTCTACATTAAGGCGTAAAATGTAACGCTCTGGCGTATCATTGAATTCTGTTCTATACACAGATATATCTTCTTTGTTGTCTTTAGGATATGTCTTTATTGTCGCTTTTACACGATTAGAGTGTAACACCTCAACTTCATAGCTACCATTGTTACTTTGTAATCCTTCTCCCTCGATTACTCCTGTTACAACTAATTCGATGTTGATTTGATAATTTTCCATACCTGCAAAAACAACATTCTTGCTTCTCCACTCTGTCTTGTTTTCAGCTAGCTCCATTCTAAAATCTAATGCTTTTTGATTTTTTGACAAAATAATTTTAGGAATTCCTTCTCCAGCCAAAGAAGGATTATATCTAAACGTAGCACGTTTGCGGTTACTTAAAGTAGTTCGTCCAGTGATAAATTTAGAAGAATTTTCAATTACTAATTCTCTGTATGCTTGATGAGCTAGCATAGAAATTTCTTCCTCCGTTAATTCTGTTGACGTTCTACGTGTTTGTTTAGATACAGTTACACGAGCTAACCATTTAACACTATTAGAATTACGAGAAGGCTCAACATTGTTTACAAAATCTTCTAATATTGCATCGTACCCTGCTTGTGTCAATCGGTAAGTGTCTTCGTCCAAATCATAGTGATTATATCCAAGAGGAAAATTCAATTCTTCTGACTTGAATTCAAATTCTTTTGACTGACCTTCAAATGAAATTAATTCATCTAAGTTTACTGGAAAATACACCTCAGCATACCGACTATACGTCACTTCATAGTCAAAGCCATTCAAATTTGAAGAGTAAAGAACTTTGCCACTTGCCTTAATTCCTCCCACACTATCTATCGAAAAGACATCTACTCCTTCAATAAGACGAACCAATTTATCACTTGGTGGGCATAATTCACCAGAAATAATAACTTCAAAATCAAATTTGCTAAGCAATTCTTGTTTATCTTTCAAACCAAGAAATTTTACAATTTCTTTTGAAGTTAATGCGTGTCTAACTTTCGTATTCATGTTTTATTCCCCTTTGATTATCATAGGATTTCGTTCAATCCAAGAGTGATACCCCTTGTAATTTAACCTTAAACTATCTTTATAAAAGGTCAGAAATTCTTTTTTATTTTCCATCAAAAAACGTAGGTAGTGGAATTTTTTAACGTCTATCCCTTCTTGCTCTATTTTATTAGATACCAACTCAATGAGCTTATCAAACGGAACTTTACTAGAATCGTAATCTATTTCTTCTGAGTTGGAGTGATAACGAGCAGACTCCCATATATTGATAGCGTTATTCATCTCTTCCCTTGTTGGACTTCTATGAAGAACTTCTCTTAATATTGGGGTTGTGTATATTGAAATATCGTGTTTGATAGCCTCTTTTACTGAAGGGGCTTCTAGGAAGATTTCTTTAATGAAATACCCGTCTAATCTCTCTATCATCTCTCTTAACGAACGTGTGTTTTCGACGTATAAAATATCAGTGTTATCCATCTTAATTTCCTTTCATTAGGTTCTAAAATCTATGTCTTTATTATACCAGTTTTCTGAACTAAAAAAACAGCTCTCAATGAGTATTGAGAGCTGAAACAGAAGCAAAAAGCCTCTGAACTATCCGACATATGAAATTTTACATCATCTAATCCACATTGTCAAACTTCGTCAAAGTTAATTTGATTTCGTGCGTCCCATGAAGAGTCTTTATTGTATTCCAAGCATTGTAGCTACTATAGCCGATGTTGTCGGGGTCATACTGTACTTCCAAAATCGGAAAAGACTCATTTATTAAATCCACATCTTCTTGTGCAATTACACATCGCCCACCACTCTCAATAATCTGGAAAGCATGATTCCATTGATTCATAGATGGAGTCTCGCCATCTCGTTTACATTCTATAGCTAGAAATTTACATTTTGAATCCATTGTTATGATATCTGGAACTCCTGCCTTTGCCATATTAGAACCGAAATTATTGTTAAACCAACGCTTCTGGCTATATAACTGATTCTCTATACGACCAACTACCAAGTCTTCTAGTGTTTTAGCCATTTTTCTTCGTACCTTTTTGGACTTTCACTTTAGAGAAATCAATCGAAAATTTAACTGGCTTCAACCCCATCTCAAATGTATTGCTCAGCGCTTCTAACAATTCATGAATCAAAAAGAAGCCCATTTTAGTTGAACTAGTGATGGTATTGTTTTGAACTTTATTGTTTTTCATAACTACTTTTTGAGCAATTAAAATTTCATTTGACAACTTTTTAATATTATCAACCAATTCAGTTGTAATCGCTCCATCTTCGTTCAGAAAGAGAATCAAATTCTCTTGGTTTAGTTCAATATTTTGAATTAACATTGATACTTCTTCTATGTCAGAAAGTTGTCTCTTGGTTAAAATTCCTTGAAACGTTGACACAAATCTCATCAGAAGAACTGTCGATGATTTAATCTGACCCTCTATTGCTGTATTTAACAAATTTACTGTCTCCACAAGTTCTGGTCGTTCACTTAGTTTAAATTTACTTTCTTCAGCCATTTTATATTATTATCCTTTCCGAGTTTTAGAAACTTTATATTTTTTTATATTTTCAGCTTTCAACCTATCGTATTCTAGTTTAGAGATTCTATTGGTTGTAGGAAGTGCTGGGTCTCCGTCATAGTAATGGATATTCTTAGCATCCTTTTCCTGTTCCTCTGCAATTGCTTTTCTGACAGCTTGGTCAGACAGACCCAAAATTTTCCCTGTCTCAGAAGAACGTAAATTTCTACGAATTTTTCGCAAATATTGAATCAATGTTTGTTCGTTTGAAACCTCATGGTTTAAAGCCTCATAGGCTTCAGCCGAAGTTTTAATATGATGATAATCAATTGCTGTCTTTAAAATTAATAGACGTTGTTCTTTCCCTTCATTAGAAGCTAATCCCATATTATTTTGTGAGCTTAATTGCTGACCATTTTGATAAGACTTATCATCAATAAACCGACCAGTAGATTGTGTTTTTTCGCCTCTTAAAACAGCCTCATCCTGCCAAATATGACAAGAACGGTCTAAATCGCTAGAGGGCTTGAATTCAATGCCATAAAACTCTGATAATTTCCTCCTCTCGCTTTCACGTAAATCTTTACGCATTTTTAATTCGTCAACACGTTCACCCGTGACTCTCTGATAAATCATTTTTATATTCCTTTCTGCTTTTTCACAAAGAAAACCCTATTTAAGTAGGGTATTCTTTTGTCACATCAATTTCACCTTCCCTGCTTCAATGAGCATCGCTAGCTTTACATAAGGTATTTCATAACACACATTCGTTTCATCCAAGGGATTATTTTGAAAAAACTCTCGTATAGCTTTACAATCTTTAAAATCTGCAAGAACCTTAGTGATTCTGACTTCTTGGTAAACTCCTTGAGCAGAGTATGCACCTCCGTTGGGTTGAAATAGTTTCCTGATGTATTGATGGAGCAATCCATCATATTCAAAAAATTTTACATGCCCATTGTCGCTAGTCAGTGCCCCATCTTTCAGGAAAATATAACCTACAGTACCCAAGCCTAAAACTTGGCGTTTTCGTTCAATACGAAGAGATTCTTGTATTTCTTTTAACCTAGTTCTTCTTATTCTTCCGATTTCCTGTTCTTGATTATCTGCACTAAGAACTTTTTTGTTTACAATTTCTTTTTCCCAAAGGTATTCCCTCAACATCTCGTGGTCGAATCCTTCTTCATATCTCAATCGGTAATATTCCTCTAAACCAAGCTCCTCTATCGCCAACTCGTAAATATCCATATAGCTATCTAACTTTTCTCCAGTTCTAGCGTTTAGATATTCGAAATCGAACTCAAAGACATCCAATCTCTACACCTATCCCCTTCAAAAATACAAAATTACATCTTAGGTTCTTTCAGTGTCATTACAAGGACAATATCATATTTGCTTTCAAATTTCTTGATTTCTGCAACTACTTCTTCTGTAGTTGCTCCATCAAATCTGATACTTCTATTTGTAGTAACAACTTCACCTCTGTCCCCAATTTTTTCATCTTTTGGTTCTTTGTACGAAAAATTTATAACTCCCATTTTTATCCTTTCTACTACGTAGTAATCACTAGCTCATTAGACTCGTTTTTAGAGATTGAACTTGAAATTTCTCGAATCGCAATTCCTGCAATAGTATACCCTACGTTTACACCTTCAAGAGGTTCTTGACTACTCAACTTAATAATGTTAAATGGGAAGCCATGCCCGACTTCATCATGAATTTTTGCTAACATGTATTCATTGGCATCTTTCCCAAGTACAACAAATTTAACATCATCGAACGTTTTATCTAAAGCAATGTTTCCAATTACTTCTGATGCGTCATATGTAATGGTATGCGATTTTGTATCGTTCTTCAGTTCTTTAATTTTCATTTGTCTCCTCACCTTCTTCTGACGATTTCTCATCTTCTTGACTCTTATCTTGTTTTTCTTGCATATCTTTTGAAGGTTTTGGTTCTTTAACGTAGTTTTCTCCCTCGATAAGAATTTCTTCATCTTCTCTGTTTAAAACTACTTCTTTAAGAACAACGATTTCAGGAACATAGATGCTCCGTTTAATCGTTTTCCAAATGCTTAGTTCTTTCACAATAGAACCAAGCAACTCAAATTCTTCGTTGCCTGTAATTTCTGGTTGATAGGCAACTACTTGAGCCACCTTCATATTGTTAAGATTTGTCAAATCTAACAACACATTGTCTGGATAATAGTTGTTAGCTTTGGTGAACTTTACACCTGTAACAACTAACTTACCCTCTTCAATGCTCTGCTGTATTTCTGGACTACATTCATAATAATACATTGAATATTTTCTCCTTTTCTTATTTTAAAGAAATATTATCAAAAACATGTTTTTTTGTCAAGCCTTACAGCGATTTTATATAATAAAAAAATTCTACAAATAACAAAAAAGACTATTATACTAATAGTCTAAATTTTATACATACTAGAGATATTTATTTTACTGACATAAATTAAAACTTACATCTATTTATCCTTTTCTTCAACAATAAAAAATAGCAGGTAAAAAATCACTCGTAACCGCATCAGAATGATACGAAACTCTCCTAAAAATAGATTCTAACTCGAAACGGTCAATTGTGTTAAATTCTCTATCAACTTTTAGTTTACCTGTCGAAATGCCTTTCTCAATTTCTGAATAAAATTTTTCAAAAACAATAAACAAAGCATCACTTTCGCCACTCAATGTTTTATCCAATAGATTCACATTATAATCAATGATACGTTGTTCTAATGCAGGCAAATCAAAATAATATCCTTGATGTTGTAATTGAACTAATCTTTCTTTATAATATTCAATTACTTCTTCTTTTGTTCTCGAACCCACCCCATTCACTTCTGTTCCAAGCACTGTTCCAAGATACAATTCCCCTTTTCTCATTTCATCATATAGTTCTGGATTTGCCTCATCTAACACAAAATATTGTTCAAATGGTGTCACGACTTGTGTATAACTTAATACCAATTTATAGACTCCTTTTCTTTGATATTTCTTATCCCTATGTTACCACATATCGAATCTAAAAAAAAGTGCTCTCTTACCAAAAAAAGAATGGCATTGCACCATTCTTTATCTTCTTTTTTTGTATTTTTTTTCGCTCCCAATCTCATCCACAGCATTTTGCAACACTTGAATCGTCTTGGCGTTATAGCTGACTTTATTGACAAAATCAGGCAGGCGTTTTTCCAACAAATCATCCAGCGCTTCATTCGGAACTAATAAAGCAGTTAAATCTCTGCCTACAATTTCTTGAGTTCTTTCACCAACCGTAGAGGTTACGTTTTCCATAAATTTCGACTTGAATCGCTCTGTTTTAAAACCGTAAAGTTCAGCCAGCATTGATACCATACGAACAAAAGAGGCTTCACTAGATACATATTTACCAAAATATTCAAAATTGCTCCAATCTGTCCCCAAAACTGAACTCCAAGCTGATGGAGTGAGTGCCCCTTCAAATAAAATAGAGTTCAATTTGTTGATTTTGCGATTTTTGAAATCACTGAAATTATCTTCCAATTCTTGCAAAATAACCCCAACTTCCATAATCGTTTTGGTCAAATCATTTACAAATGATTTCCCTCTTTCAGTAGAATTAAACATTTTTAAATTCTCCTGACTATACATTGTTTTTAAAACAACGGTAATATTCTCTCTAATTTTAGAAGCTAGTACAGGCAAATCCTCTTTCGCATCAAACTCAAAACTATTTCCAACTTTAATTAATTCTGCCTTCGATTTTTTAACAATATTGGTCATTTCTGAACGAAAATCATTATATAATTTCGTAATTGTTTTATCATCAGCATATTTCTCTTCTACAATTTTATCGAAATTATTCAGTTTTCCATTAATTCGCTTGCTCATATCATACGCAACAGCTTTGATTGCAATAGAGTTTGCTGTGTCATTTTTAAATTTCAGTTGACTAGTAGCCATGTTTTCCTCCTTAAAATTCTGCTTTTATTTTTTCTACTTTAATTATAACAGTTTTCTCAATCAAAAAAAGCCAATACAGGATATTAGCTTACTTTTTTGCAATAAATAATAAAACAGGCTCACTTTCTAAAACATTGTATTTCAATAATGCAAATCTATCTGCCTCTACATCTTCAACTAAGAAACCTCCATAAAACTGAATATCTTTGTCTATTTCCTTTTGTATCTTGTGTTTAATTTTAACAATATCTCTATGTCCCAAATCCAGAAAAAATTTCTGTTTCCTAAATTGGCTTTCGTTGAACTCTATCTGCATTTTATCATAAACACTTGTGCTTATTGGAATAAGTCCACCTTCTTCACCAATCGTTGTTGAAACTGGAATATAAGCCAACTGTTCTTCCTTATCAAATTTTTTTCCAACACAAATCAAGATTTCATAATATTGCTTAACGATTTCTATTATATTCATAAGTCTCTCCTTTCTTTTATACAATAATTATATTATATAAGTTAAGGTTTGTCAATATTTAGAAAAGGACTTTCATGAATAAAAGAATCCATAAATGTGCTGGATAGAATAGATAAAATCCATATTTTATTGTTTTGGAAAACGTCCCTCTTTCTCCATTGTATCCATATATCAAAGGAGCTGTCAGTAACATACCAAAATAAGTAGAGACGTTGCTCGAAACTAATCCCAATTGTTTTTTAAAAATAATAGTGAAACCAATGTACAAACACATAATAAAAACAGGTATTAGTGATTTCAAAAGTCTGTTATCTCGAACAAAATAAAATCCAGCAATCATTACGACGCCAAATAAATACCAATCTGATAATAAAGTCAGGAACGAAAATAATAGAATAATAGGAAACCTCAGAATAACGTCTTTGATATTATCCAACAAATAAATCAAAATTAAACCCCAAAATAGAGTGAACATAATATTTGCAATCAGGAAAATCATATCTCCATTTTTAAATAGAAATTGAAAAGGTATAATAGATGCAAATCCAAACACTAAAAGCCTTGCCCCGTACCGTAATAGATTTCTTGTATAAAAATAGCCTTCAACAAGTAGCATAGCCATTATTGGGAACGTTATTTTTCCAATAAACTCTGTTATAAAAAATAGGAAAGGGGAAAATTCCCCCACCTTTAAAACTTGCCCCAAATGATTCAACGCCATAGCTATTACAGCTACAATTTTCAACTGATTAGCATTAATCCCCTGCGTAAATTTTATTCTCATTTATATATTCCTCTACAGATTGTGCTTTCTCTTTCGACTTTTCTTTTTCCCAATTTGACTCTAAATTTGGGTCTATCTTTCCTCCCTCTATTCTAGGAGAAGAAATAGGATTATGCTTTTCTTCAAGTTCCCCAGTTAAACTTTTAAAAGTATCTACTGGCTCGTATAGGGAGGTCGGAAAAAGGCTCTCGCCACTTCCTCTAACGGTATTTGGTTTTTCCCAACCTGAAACATCTAACCCATTATTAAAATATTTAGTCAAGTCAAGATAAAGCTTTGTTTTAGCTTTATCTTCTTTATCAATCCAATTTCCTTGTTTATTGGGAGAGTCATATCCTGTCCAAATAGCTATTGCATAGTTCTTAGTTGTTCCACCAATCCAAGTATCACTAGCAACCCATTCAGGTCTAACAACTCCATCACTATCATCATATCCAACTGTTCCCGTTTTACTAGCATACCCTACATACTCTGGGATATCAGCCTCTGGTGCTGAACCCCCTTCCTTCGTCACCCCTTGCATCATAGCCAAGAGGATATAAGCGGTACTGTCGTGCATAGCTTGAGTCTTTGGATAATTGAATTCAATTTTTCCTGACTTTGTGATTATGAAATTAATATGACTGGCTTTTTGATATTGACCCAAATTAGCTAATGAGGACATCCCATTAGCAATTTGCTGAGTTGAAACATCAAGACCTAGCGCATCTGAACCTCCGTAACTTTCTTTTACGTCCATTCCTAGATTTTTCATCATGACTTTGGCTCTATCACTTCCGACCACATCATCCAATTCTCTAATAGCTGGAGTATTTAGTGATAGCCGTAATGCTTTTGACATTGAAACCATGCCATACTGATAACCACCATAATTCCCTGCTACAAAATTCGTTCCTTTGTATTTGTAATTACTGCTATCCAACACCGTCCCACTACCATGACCCATATATTCAATAGCTGGAGCATAACTGAGGAAAGGCTTGATAATAGAACCACTAGAACGAGTCGCTTGTGTAGCTCTATTAAGCCCAAGAGCCTCTTTCTGTTTTCTTCCTCCAAATTGTGCTACCACCTTGCCACTCTTTACGTCTATAATTGTACTAGCAGATTGTTGCAAATCAACTCTTCCAATACTAGTATCTTCAGACTGATAAGCACTATCATTCTCCATGATTTTCTTTACTTCTGAATCTTTATCAGAATCTAAAGTAGTATGGATTTCCATAGACTGTTTATAAGGGTTGTAACCTTGTTCATTTAATTCTTCTATGGTAGCCGTCACGAAACCGTTATGATTAATCATAGAATTAATCAGTTCATTATTTTGCCAATACCTTTCTTTCAACCCTTCTGTGACAGGAACAGATAAAATATCTTTAACTTGCTTCTTAGTTAAATGCCCTCTATCATAAGCACTTTGTATAACATCCTTCCGCCGTTTTTCAACCTTTTTCGGATTATCATATAGATTGTACTCTGATGGCGCTTGTCCTAACCCTGCTATAATAGCCAACTTCGACAAACCTTTTGGACTTTTATCCTTTGCAATTTCTTTTAACGACTGACCATAATAGGTATGAGCCACCGTCCCAGCTCCTATGCTATTTTCCCCCAATTCAATTTTGTTCACATACAATTCGAGTATCTTGTTCTTGCCATAGGTTTTATCTAACCGATAGGCGGTCTCCATTTCTTGTATCTTTCTTTTTATTGTTCTGTCATTCAATCCATCTGTAGAAAGTTTTATCAATTGTTGCTCAATAGTTGAGCCTCCTCTTAAAGGAACATCTTTACCTAGCTTTCTTAAAGTCCAAGATTTAAAAGCACTTAGTAAGGCTTTAACATTAAATCCATACTCTTCTTGATAAAACTCTGCATCTTCAGTATCCAATAAAAAAGTTGCATATTCTTTAGGAATATCTTTATACTCTACATACCGCTGGGAATAAACATTATTTCTCCAAACTTCTTTCCCATGATTATCATACATCACACTTGTAACGGTTGGAGTAGTCAACATTTTTGTTGTTAAGTTTATTGGTTCTTTAGTAGCATCTCTAACATAAGCTAAACCAAAAATAGTCGCAGAGCTACCCACGACTATCCCTAATTTAGTTAGACCTACAAGATAAGGATGCCTATGCCTGAATTTTACAGGGTTTCCTTGCTTAGTTTCTAACTTCATTCTTTTTCCTCTCTAAATCAAATATCTTTCATTCATATAGAGCGCTCAAAACGGAAGGTCGTCATCAGAAATATCCATAGGACTTGGTGGAAAACCACCACCAAATGCGTCACTGTAATTTGAGCCAAAATCTGGTGCTGAATTATTTTTTTCTTGGGATAATTGATTACCTCGTCGTCTACTGATGTCATCTACAATCTCAAACTGACTAACATTTACTATCATTCCATAATGTCTTACACCTTGAGTGTCTGTGTAATTGTTATTACGGATTTCGCCCTCTATGTTTACATAGTCTCCTTTGCCAGCCCAACTCGCAAAATTCTCTCCATATTTCCCCCAAACCTGAATGGTAAAGAAATCAGCCACCCGTTCACCAGTTTGAGAATCTTTGTAATTTCTATTCACAGCAATTTGAGCTTGTGCTACGGCTTTGTTTGTTGGAGTAAATCTTAGATTTGGCTCATCAACCAAACGCCCACCCACAATAAATTTATTCATCTTTTCTCCATTCTTCTTTTTTTCGCTGGTATCTTACCAAAAACACTTTGGTTTGTCAATAGCTAGTATCTAATGCCTGCCTTACTGTCTTCTACTCTATCCATATATTTTCGATAAAAAGTTAAGAATTCTTCCAATTCCGCTATAAATTCATCTATATTGTTTTCGACTTCTTGTACCTCTTTTAGTGTTTTAAATGTTTCATCAGCTTTATCTTTTACTTTTTTATGAGCCGCTGGGAAAGTATAACCCCTCTGTGGACTATTTTCCTCAATAACATTTAAACAACTTTGAATATTCTCTTTTATATTTTTTATTTCTCTATCAATAATTTCTGAAGAACGTTCCAATTTTGGTTCAGTTTTTTGGATGATAGATTTAATATTTTCTATTCTATCCACATTTGTATTTTTAGCCATTTTTACTACTCTTCCTAGTTCTTTTGTAATAATTTTATTATATCATCTAAAATTATATTTGTCAAAACTATTGACAAACCAAACTAATTGTGTTATCTTCGTAGTAATTAAAAGTGTAAAGGAATTATAAAACAATGAAAAAACAAAAGAAATTAATTAGTGTTGGGTTGCTCGCTTCATCCATTCTACTCTTAATGGTTGGATGTTCTTCCAATGAAAATCAACAAAAAAGCCCAAACAAAGAAGCTAAAACTGAGCAATCATCAAATTCAAGGAAATACACAAAAAATCAACTAGAAACTATCGAAAACTATCGAAAAAAATTCTATTACGACCAAGCAGAATTAAATTACTCCATAGCTAGAGATAATGCCAATCGTGAAAAAAAATCAATCCATTTGAGCTATTCTGACATTGACAAAGAGTTGCGGGGTTTAAAAGTAAAAATAGAAGATTACAATGATTCTACAAAGCGTTTGAAAATAACTGTTAAAAACAATTATAGTGAAGATATTGTTGGGACAAAAAACAAAAAAACAAACAGCACCTACAATTCAAATACTACCATTGCCATTAATGCTTATTATAAAAACAGGGGTAAAGAGTTAAATAGTGGTGATATTGGTTTCTATGAAAAAGCAAATGAATATTCCCCTTTATTCAGCTTCATGCCTGTAGAAGATATTAAATCAGGAGAAACTAAAACGTTTGAAATTCTGCTTCCATATTATGCGTTCCCACAACAATCAAACCAAATCAATCAGGAAAACCAACAATATAAAAATCAAGAATTGGATAGTCAGTATGAATATTATGAACCCGAAACTAATTCATCCTTAGTATATCGAGAAGATGCTGACAAAGGTCAACAGGCTAATGCTTTAGAAAATTACGATAATTTCTTTGACACTCCAAAATTGGTCTTCAATACATATCCTAAAGAAGCATTTGTTTCTAATGAGCAAGTAGTAAAAACATACAAATTAAAATTTTAAGAAAAAGGCATCCGACTGGATGCCCTTTTCTTATTGGTGAGCTAGTAGATTAGTCCTTTTTTTGTTAGATAGCCATATTTCTTCATCTCCGTAATAACCATCTTTCCAAATAAACGATTGAGGATTCTCTTTGTCTCCTAGCGATAGGTCTAAACGGTTTAAAACATTAAAATCCTCGTCATATATTACATAATGCCACTCTGCTCCATCATCAGTTTTTTCTACACTGGTCAACCAATATATATTCACTTCATGATTTTTTGCAGTTTGTTCAAAATCATTCATTTGATTTCGATTTTGCATACTATCCCAACCAATAAGTAATCTCATATCATTCTCTGTATTATGGTATCCAAATGGAATCAAATGAGTTCTATCAAATGGCTTATCATCTTCATATGTAGGTCTTACAATTGGATATAATTGTTTACGTTTGTTATTACTCCTATTTTTATATCTAAAGCCAGACCGCGGTTTAAAATGCCCCAAAACTTGATGTTTTGTTTTATCATGATAAGCAAAAATCATATTTAACTCTGGCTTAAATTTTAGTTGCTCTGGATTATCTAACGGTCTTGGATAGTTTAGTGTAGTGACCTTTAAATCATATTCTCCCTTGCTGTTTTTCTCAAACCATTTTTTACCTTGTTCTATTAATTTAGGATATTCCTTGGAATGAAGTTTTGGTTTGCGTTTTTCTTCTAAAGTGATATCGTCAGATTCCTTGATATCTCTTTCAAAAACTTCATCAGCTCGTAGCGCTTGCTCTTCTTGTTTCTTCTGTTCTTTTTTTAGAATTTCTTTCATACCTAAAGGTTTTTTTCCTAGAAATTCTCTCAAAAAATTTAACTCTTTGAGTTCCTTATCATATTCTTCTCGAACAAGTTTTCGTTTTTCTACTAATTTATTTCTTTTCTTGCTCCCTTTTTCTAGCTCTTTAATTCTCCTTTTTAGGTCTTTTAGCTCTCCTCTTAGCTGTATAACGTAGTTATACTGAGATTTTTGACGGATGCGAGCCTTTTTTTCTGTCAATGGTTGTTCATCTTTCGGAACTGGTGGCGTATAGTATTTAGGATTTGGCTTATAATAAGGCTGAAACCATTGTCGAATTGCAACATATAGATGTGGTATTTTCATGAAAGTCCCTTCCCTCTTTTTTTATTATTATATCATATAGTATAGTTCAAAAAAAGAAGCCATTTAGCAAAAACTATTGACAAATTAAAGTAAAAAATGATAAACTTTTCTTGAAAACTAAAAGAAAGGAGAGAACCGATGAATAAGAATAAATATTCTTTACAGCAACAAAAGAATAAGTGGATAACAGGCGCTACGCTTCCTACCACACGTGCTTTATTTGAATACCTTAAAGAGTACGAAAATACGGAAGATAAAACACTAGATGCCTACTCCCGAATTATAGTCAGTAATAGGTTGACAAAATTAGGTCTGGAAGTGAAATCTAGCGAAAAATTGAAATTACTTGAAATAGAAAAACTGATTCTCCAGAACGGTTCAGTAAGTAAAGTTGCTTTTGATATTGGAATGTATAGAGAAACATTATCAAATATCCTTTATGGCGCAACTCGCCCAACTCTGAACAATTCAAGTAAAATCGCTGATTACTTAGGGGCAGACGTTGAAGATATTTTCTTCTCTATATTCTTGAATGCTTTAAAAAGAGAACAAGATTTATCTATAGCAAAAAAGCGCTTATCTAAAGAAGTCGGAGGAATCCAATAATGTCCTCTGAACTTATCCGACAATTTGTAAATTCTGTTCCTTGGTTGGTAAAATTATTTAATTTTATACACGAACATCAAGGAGAGAGTTTTACTGTAGCAATAATTATTGTGATTAGCGCAATTTACATATTTTGGTACAACTTTTTTGGCTTTATCAAAGAAATCCAAAATATTTTTAAAAAGAAAAAACAGGAACAGAAAAGGAAAAACAAATGACAATTAACGATTTCTTTCTTTATTTAATCTTAGCACTTTTTAGTCTTTCTATTGTGTTATCTCTCTTATTTTGGAGACTTCATCTCAAATTCACTAAATCCGACACACCATCTAAAAAATTGCTTTTAAGCAGAAGTTTATCTGCATGGGGACTTCTAGTTACTTTGGTTTTGGCGATTGGAACTGCAAGTTACTATCACCTGCTTTACCAGTACAAAAAGTCAGATATCCCATTATCATATCTAACTAAATCAAAAAATGGCTTCCCAGAAGATAAGTATGTAGCTACTGATATGCCAAATATCCCCAATACCACACCGTATGGTATGGTAGTTATCTATGATAAAAGCGAGGCTAGCCAAAGGGCAGTAAAAGAGGTGATGAAAGAGTTTTATGATTCTGGTGATATCCCTAAGAATTACTTGTTATCTGATGGCTTTACCCCTGCTGTAAGTTTTATTAGTTCAAATAGCGACTTAGGAAAGCTATACAAGAGCAACGTAGGGAAAAATACCTCAGAAATCGTAACTACCCACAAGGAAGGGAAAGAAAAGGGATTCGCTGATAAGGTTCAACAAACCGAATTAACTGCTCCTTCTATAATCTTCTATACCAACACGGGCAAATTGGTGTCTGCCACCAAAGTTACTGATGTAAAAGGTAAATACCACAAAGTTGTTATTCAAAACGCAAAGAGCATCTACAAAGAGGTACTGCAAGCAAATAACAACTTACAATCTCAGCAGACTACTCAACAACAATCAAATAGTGAAGAAAAAACTAAATAAGCATGCCTAGAAGCTCTCAGTTCATTTCTGAGGGCTTTTTATTTGTGTCGCTATACAAAACCATCGAAATCTAATTAAAACGCAAAATACGCCCTTTTATAGGCGTATTCGTGAGTTATTCTGTATCATACCATGACGAGGAAGCTCGTATGCTAGGTTTTGATGATGAAGATGATGAACTAGAAGTGGAATTTGGATATTTTTCTAAGGATGATGATTGAGAATTTTCAATAGTAGAAGAACCATCATTCGATGACGTTTCGTTTGTATAGGGTTTCTTATATTCATAAATCGTCACTGCCACTGTCTCACCCTTCAATATCTTTTTGTACGAATCTGTATTAGGAAATTGTGTTTTTACTACATTATTCTTTTCAAAGTCCTCAGTATACTCGTAAGAAATCTTTGACCTTAACCCATTGGATTTTACCCAATTGTTGAACTTTGTGGCATCTTCACCAACAAAATTAGTTAATTGAATGGTATTTTTTCCTAGAGTAACTAATTTATCTTTTTGCTCTTCCACTTCTCTTTTATCTTGTACTATTGATGAAAACACTGAGTTGTATTGATTGATTACCTCTTTCAGAGAAATTATAAATTCATCAGATTCTTTCTTTTGAGCACTTTCTATCCCTAAATTCCTTGACTGGTATTCATTATAAACCTTGAAGTATTTATCTACTTCCTCCTGCGGAAGAACTTTCTTGTTATCTAAAAAAGATTGCAACAACGTTCGTTTAATCTTTTCTTCCCAAGCCTTAGTTAAAAAGTCGTAATTCTCTTTTATCTCTTCGCTTTTCGAGCTATCTGAATATAGTTTATCCAGTTCCTCAATATCTGTTATTGCAGTATTGTTTTTTATACTATGGTCTTTGAAAATCGACTCAGACTTTTTCTTATAAGCCAAATCTTTTTCGCTAACTACTTCTGCTGTCATATCAGAAATCAAAGGTAATTCACTAATTTTTTTAAGCATATTAGATAGTGATAAAAAAGCTCCAATTACAATCAAAACCAACATGACGTTAAAGGAGCTTCTTATACCTTTACGAATATTACCTTGGTCTTTATCAGCTCTTTTTACAATTCTTTTATTTCTTGCTTTTTTGAACTTTTTTAGAAAGCTCTTCATGTAAAATATTACCTTTCAGTCAAATCAGGTTTGATTTCACCATAAATACTCAATGATTTCAAAATTTTATCATAAAGATAAGCATTGAGAATCATAAATTGCCGTGTCCCTTTACGAACTGCCTTTCCATTACTTACATATGTTAAATCAGAAAATACTAATTTATCAACTTCCAGCATAATTGATTGATTGTTTTTCAACAATTTTGCTTCTCTTTTGCTCAAAACCACTGCATAGTTTGCCGTGAGTTCCACTTCCAACTCTGCTTCTTCCTTCAATGTGTACTCAGGTGGAACGCTAGTTGAAATTTTAAATGTGGAAGCAAATGAAACAGTATCAGCAATTGGAATTGCCTTCTGAATCACTAAATCTTTAATCGTAGTGTTGATTTTACTTGGTACACGAATTCTTATCTGTGCCAACAAGGGGATTGAATGAGTTTTAAAAGTGCTTTCAAATGTCTTATCATTATCAAAGTTATTAAGCATTAATGTTCCTGCCTTCTTTTTCCATTATATTACTATCATATCAGATATTAGTGTCAAAAAAAAGACCCTCACTTTCAAGGGGCTTTTTCATAGTTAAGATTAAGGCATTGGAATGCTAAGTGCATCGAACAAAGGAAGAAGTGCCATATTAAGGTCTGCCCCTCCTTTTTGACCGCCAGTTGAACCAAAGATAGTTTGAACCATATTGATTGCAATCACAGCTCCACCAACACCAAGAAGTAGTACCACGATTGTCGCAATGATATACATGATACATTCTTTCCACTCTTTCTTAGAGCCATGGTGCATTGCTAATGGAATAGTCCTGAACAGTAAGAATATACATACAAGAGAAAGGATTGCTCCCAGTAATCCCCAGAAAGCTGAAACAAAGGTTTTAACCCAGTTTGTTCCACGATTGACTGTTTCAGGATTGAAACCATTACCATTTAACAAGTTTAAATTAAACATTTTGTGTTCTCCTAATTATTTTTTTCTTAACATTTGACATTATACCATAGTTTCCACTTTGAAAAAAGTGGGGTGTTCTATCATGGTGAATTATTTGAATGAATAGCCATACTTTTTACCTAGTTCTTTCTGTTTTTTGAGTCAGAGTTTCTATTCAATGCATCAATCAACTCTCTCATTTGCATGTCTCTACGTAAATCAATTTCTTCCTGTCTACGTGAGTCGTAGTTGCTAAAGTTTGTGTTAGAGCTTGAAATTGTTTCACCTGATTTTGAATTGCTATTCGAAGGTCTATTTTCTCCTTGATAGACAGGTTTCTTCCAGAACTCTCTCACATCAGCCTTGCGTTGTGCAAATTTAGTAGGGTCTGTTAAATCTTTACGAACTTCAACAATCTTCTCTGTTACTTTTTCAGTCGTTTTCTTAGTGGCATTTTGAGCCACATCCTTAACTTTATGACCAGCCTCTTGCATATTAACAATGAATTTGTCTTTAGCATAGCCAGATTTAACATTATCAACGCCTTCTTTTACTGCTTTAGCTGTACTTTGTGCGCCTTGCTTCATACCATCAGAAACTGCATTTCCAATATTGATGTACGTCTTAGGGTCAAGGGTAACTTGTTTGGCTTTTTGCAATCTTGCTTCCGCACTCGTAAGAGCTTCGTCAACTGATTTACCAACTGCCTTGGCTGTATCAACTGGCTTATTAGTCCAGTGTACTCCGTCTTTTTTAGCTTCTTGAACGCCTTTTTGTTGGAAAGTTACGTACTCTTGAGTGATACGTTTCTTTTCTTCTTTACTTGCGTTAGGGTCTGACATAACTCGTTTATATTCTTCACGAATTGCCTTCTTATACGCTTTGTAGTTCTCAGAAGCCATATTTTTAGGGTCAAGAGATTTCTCTTGCTCTTTAGCAATTTTAGCATCCAGTTTTTGTTGATATTTAGAATCGCTATGTTCTGCGACAAGTTTTCCAAGTTTTCCAAGACTTTCTTTGTCTCTATCACGAATTTCTTCTCTAGTAAGAGGTTTCGTCGTTTTATCTTGTTTGTCATCATTGACAGAACCTTGTTCAGGTTTTGAATAAGTTCCTTCAGAACCCAGTTCTTTAGCTTCTACCGCATCCGCAGACATTCTATTTGCTGTAAAATTATTTCCCTCAACTGTTGCATTATCAGCTTCAATATCAACGTCTCCAAATTTCGGTTTATCACCTTCTTCTGGAATTCGATATTGATTTCTTACTCGATTTTCAATAGAATCATCTTCAGGTATTGGTTTTTCAGAATTATTTATGTCTACACCAACATCTTCAAATTCTTCTGACGCTTTTCTAAACGCTCCCGCAACAGCCGTATCAAACTCAGGTTGTTGAGGTAAGTCAAGAGTCGCACCTTCAAGATTCATGTCTTCTGGATTTATAATTTCTGCCTCGATAGGTTCAACAGGTTTAACAAATCCGCCATTATCATCTTCATCAACAACTGGCGCACCTGTACTCAAAGGCTTCCCTTCAATTACTTGAGGGTCATCCATATTGTCGTTCAGTCTGTCTAACTCTTTATTGAGTTCCATTTCTCTAGCTTCATCTTCTGTATATTCACGAAGTTCCTCATCAGAAGGAGTTTGACCGAACACTCCAAGTTCTTCACTGTCTTCTACCGCATGTGTCAAAGCTGGTTTAGCAAATGTCTGAACCATGTTCCCAAATCCATTAAGATTTGTATTATCAATCTCTCCTGTTGGAAGAGGAAGACCGTCTGCTCCAACTCCTCCACCAAGAAGTCCACCAGCTCCTTGAGCCGCCAAATTAGCACCAATTCCTGCTCCTGCTCCAGTAGCCATCAACGCTACACCGCCAGCTACCATTGCAGTATCCTTGATTCCTTTACCAACTCGTTTTGCATCATCGACAATCTCGTCTTTAATATCAGAAGCGGATTTAACTCTTGCTCTTTGTTTCACTCTGTCAAAGAAACTTACACCAGCTCTTGAACCGTAGGCTTTTACACGAAGACTGTAGATACTTTCTTCAAACGCCATAGCCATGATGTACGGAATAACTAGAACAATAGATGCGAGCGGAATTTTAACCTGTTTCTTTCCAAATTGAGTGTTCATTATTGGGTAAGACATTACATAAAGAATGATTAACGCCATAATGAATGAATTATTGGCAAAGCCACCCAAAATCATTTTAGCTCCACCAAGAGCAATATTCCCAAATATATTTCCAGTATCTACATTCCCCAAAATATTAATCAAGTTTCTAACCCACGTTAATACCGCAGAAGAAGCTAGCGTTGCAAAGTTTATTGCTAGATAAGCAAAAAATTGGGACGATTTCAACACAATGAAATATACTAAAAATGTAAGACCACTAGCCATGTCTCCCAGAAATTGACCTTTTACAAAATGTGTAAATACTTTACCAATTGCTGTAAAGAATGGAAGTTTGAAAAAAGTTCCTAAAACTATTAGTGAAATAACGCCAACTGCCAACCATGTAGAAGCGAAATAGTAAGTTCTATTAGCTAAATCTCCTTTACCAACATTTGGAATTGTAATGTTAGCAAAACTTACACCATCCCTTGCAGTTTGTTTTTTAGAAGCCGAATTGTCAGGAGTGGTTTGAACCCCATTAAAGTTAAGCGTTCCATCTTGGAGGTATGATTGTAAAAGAATGACTACACCTTGGTTACTAAATGAATAACCATTTGTTCCACCTAATTTTGTTATACCCTGATATTTATTTCTAATTGCAATATCGCGTGCGTTAGCTAACATGTAGTAAGAAAATTTCGATTCTGCCTCAAAGTTTTGACCTCTACCGTCTTTGGCTTCTCTCTTAGCTTCAATCAGTTCATCAACAGACTTTTTAATCGTCTGTTTTAGCTCACTATTATCCATCGTTGTGAAACCAAAGTTCAAAGGTTCTCCACTGATATAATTTATAATTAGACTACTATTTGCAAGATTAGAAAATGTGTAATTATTGGCATTGCTATAACCAATTTTATTACTCACTCCGTACAAATAAGAAGCAGGAGCATCCCATGTTACGCGTCTAGGTATCATAGCATTTGCGCTATTTGCATAAACGCCAATTCCTGTCCCAGAGCCATGATAGTTAATTACACCTATTCGAGACGATTTATCGTTAAATATCTTACCTGAGTCATTTTCACCTAACATTGACTTTAATAGGTCTGGTAGTTTCCCACCTAATTCTTCTACTTTACTACTAGTCAATTCCTTGCCAGAGAACAGATGATTTACATAAGCGAAGTTTTTGTTCGCTATAGAGTTATATAAAACTTGTCCTGTAATGAGAGATGATAAATTTTTACCATCCTCAGATTCGGATGAACTGATTCCAAACAAAGAAGAATTGACTTTCTGCTTTTGTACTATTTCTTGCAAACTTGTATTATCTACAAACAAATAGTTCCCACTTTGGGACATTAGGGAAGGGAGTTCGACTGTACCGTCTCTACTTCCTGCTGTAAATCCACGGCTTGCCAAATTCACATTCGTATCTTTTATTGTGTTCCCAGAGCTTAAATGTGAAGGAGCTATATCAGCCGTTTTTGAATTTCTAATAGCATTAGAATAGGCATCAACTGTTGAATACGTTGGATTTAATAATTCATCAAAAATTTCTGTAGCCTTACTTGCATTCGTGCTTTTCGTTTGACCAGAACCATTACCTTGTAGCAAATTCCAACGATAATTAATTTCTTGGTTTAATTTTTGGATGTTATCCTCACTTACATCGTAAGCGTCTTTCAACTCCTTAGTTTCAAGTAACCTTGAAGTTGTGTCTCCTTTCCTTAAAGGAGACATATTTAAATTTAAAGTTGTTGCAAATTTAGTTGTATTAAGTGTTATTTTATCTGAAAAGAACGAAACACTATTATAACTATTCTGAACACCTTTAAACCAACTATCAATTGTATTCGACACCCCGATAGCTACTGGTAATAAACCAAATATCGTAATTATTCTAAACAAAAATGATTTATTATTCGTCAAGAAGTTCCTGAAATCATGATTTCTGACACTCCACATCATTCGAATTACGCCAATCCCAACTATAAAGATAAACACAATTCTTCCAATGCCCATTAAAAATTCTGGGTTGACTCCAATACTTGAAGCTGTTGCATTGATAATCTGATTGAGAAAACCTTTACCATTTGTAAGTGATTTTTGCGTTTCATCAAACCATGATACAGGGTTTAGATTATTAATAGCATAGCCAATTGCTGAGATGATAGAGTTGGAAAAATCAAATAACGTTGCACCTAAGTGCCCCATTTTAAGCGAGAACGCTTGAAAAGATAATCCTAATGTGTTATCTACAGCTTTCCACAACCATTTCATAGCTCCTACAAAAGCATTATCAGGCTTTTTAGCACTTATAAAACTAAGTTCATATAGAGCCTGTATATCATTTGCCAATTGATTACTACTTGCACTTCCGCTATCGCCTTTAGGAGTACCTAAGTTACCGTACATAGCTCCACCCTTGTTGACATCGCTATTGCTATCGGAAACTAAATTTGCGTCTGTATACCGTACTAACTCCTTGAGAGATAGTTCATTTTTATCAATAGTACCATTTGGGGTTTGCCCCTTTGTAAAAAAGTAGCTTGCTAACAGACTTGGATTATCAACATCACCATCTAATGTTTTATCCGCTGGATAGTCTGTCAGATTCCAACCCGTACTTCGCTCTTCATCAGTGTTTTTCCCATTATCGCCACTGATATTTTCTTGTAATGCTTTAGCAATGCTATCATCAGCAGTTTCACTGTTTACATTGTATTCATCAGCATAAACCGTTTGAGGAGAGACTATGTTATTTGTTGGTGGAATACCGCTTAATAAACCTATTCCTACTAAAGCTAATGCTGAATAGAGAATTATTCTTTTCTTTTTCTTATGCTGGTTCAATAATAACACCTCCATTATCTACATCTACGTTTTTATAAACTGCACTATCTTCAGACATGTACATGTTAAACGTATAAACTCCGTCATATTCTACCATTTTTTCTAATATTTCATCATAAATCTCGGCATTAAATTCACGGTCTAGGTTACGTGCTCCACCTTGTTGAGCTTCTATTTCATTTACCCGTTTTGCTGAAATATAGTAATTAACATCTGTAGTATTAAACACTATACCTTCATTTCCGTGAGCAAAATCCTTTGGTTTTCTTGTACGAACATCTATTTGATATTTCTGTTTCAATTTCATGAGCATACTAGATAGTTTAACTTCCCCAATCTCAACAAGCGTCCTTTGGTCGAGAGCTGTAAATGGAATAATCCTCTGGAAACGACCAAGAAATTCTGGTCTGAACTTAGTTTCCCCAGAAATCAAATTGTTCCGTAATGAGCCAAGAAGTTGTCTTGTAGCAACTTTCATATCAACTTCGTTATTCCTATACTTCGCTTCCTTGTTGTATACTTCATGACCAGCATTAGTAGTTGCGATTATAATGGTATTTCTCAACGATACCGTTGTTGTACCGATTTTGCCATCTACTGTTTGATAATCAAATCGTACTAAACCTTCATCAAGGATATACAGAAGGTTATCAAGAATTACCTGATGAGCTTTTTCTAACTCATCAAGCAAAATTAAAGTGTGAGGATACCGTCTCAGATGCTCTCCTAAACGCTTTCGAAAAAGTGGCTCGCTTTCTTTTAGCGAATACTCTGGCATATTCATTGTGAACATTACCTTCTCATCACCAAACACTCCTTCTGTGATTGATTTAGCTAGCTCCGTCTTTCCAACTCCAGTTGGTCCTGTAAACATGGCTGTAGCCATAGGTTTGTTGCTTGTATTATCCAACGGGAATGCAAGTTGATTGACCATTCGTTTCGCTGTCCAGACAGCCATTTTTTGACCTTTAACACGCTTATCAATTGTTTCTCTAACTTTCATCCTGTCAATACGGATATTAAGCTCAATACCTTTTTGCTTCCTGTAGAAATATTCAACGACAGCTCTAGTTGGTCTATTACCTGTAGCTCTAGTATAACCAATCATAGTTTCGACCATGCTTTTACTTTTACGAGGCTCTGCATTTTCTGTAAGATAGGCTCGACCTACTTCGTAAATCAACTCAAACAAAGAATTATCTGGAACATCTAACTCAGGAGCTTTTTGGAGATAATATTGCCTTAAAATCTCAAGAACAACCCTTCTAGGTAATTCTCGAATATTCATTTCTTGAAACCGTTCTTTAAATGCATCATCAGTAGCAATATACTCGTTATATTCTCTATCTGTCGTAGCTGTTACTACTCGAATTGGCGGTCTTGCCAATCTATCTTTTGCAATATCCCCACCAATTTTTGTCATTGCTCCAAAAATAGTCACCATCAAATGAAATTCATCAATAAATACTATGAAGTGAACTTTGTTATCTTGTAATCTTTTTTTAGCCAATTTTTCTAGTTTCTCTACTTCGTTAAATATATTAGCTAATTCTGTTTGGAGCTTATTTGTACCTATTGCTCCGAGCACACCTGCTCGCAAAGATAAAATTAAAAATTTATGACCTGTTTTATTAACCAGTTTGTTATGATTAATTTGTTTGGCATATTCTTCAATCAACGCAGACTTCCCAACTCCAGCTTTACCTAACAAGGCTACTACTGGAGTTTCTGGTCTCTCCATATAAACATTCAAGTCAAATAAATCTTCATCTCGTCCAATTGCGTCGTAGGGTTTTTCTTTAAGAATTTCAAGTGAATTGTTGATGCGACTATTATACGAATTGAAAGCCGTCAAAAACTCTTCATCTTGCCATAAAGTGTCCCACATAAATTCTCTTCTTTCTACTTTTTTGATATTCCTATTCTATCACAAAACAAACTCAAAAAAAACCTCACTGTTTTCAGTGAGATTTTATTGTTTCTTATTCTTTTTTAGCTTGTTCCTTTACCCTCTCGTTAGCTTGCTTCAAATATTCTGTATTTAAAACGCCAGCTTTTTCAAGAGGACTGCTAAATAATTCTGAACTTTCTCCAGATTTTTGAACTCGAATTAGTTGTTCGCCTAATTTAGTAATATTTTCCTCTATTCTCTTTTTATTATCTTCTGTACTGAGGATATTTTGAATAATACTTTGTTCTTGTTCTGACAATTTCTTATTATTGTCAGCTAAAGCAGGGGTATCTGAACTACTAGTGTCTGAAACGTCTGCTGTTTCAGAGCCATTCTTAATCAACAGTTGCTGATTAAGAACTTGAATAGCGTCTTCCGAAAGTTCTTCTTTCCACTTGTTTTGCTGTTTCGTATAGCCAGCAATTTTTTGTTGAGCTTTTCTAATCAAAGAATTTGTGTTCTCAGTGATTGGTTCAATAAAGATGCTATTGTAGGCTTCTTTGACATCAAACTCTTTCCCTTTCATCAAATTTTTATTAATTTTAGTAACAGCATATTGATTGCCATTTAAATATGGTTTCAAAGCGACACGAAAAGCTAAAACATTTGAATTTTGAGCAGTTTTTTGAACCCCTGTGTCACTTGAAATTTCATATCCTGCAATTGCACTTTCAATGCTTCGTTCCCCTGATACAGAATTCACACTGCTTTCAGTAGTTAAATTCAATTCATCCACATTATTTGATACAAAAACAGTATAAACATCTTCATTTGGTTTTGGAATCGCCAACAAGAAATCTCCGTCTTTAGTTGTGCTATCAAATAAAATTGGATATTCTTTTAAATTATCTAGCTGTTTATTCGCAATACTAATCGAATAAGATGTCCCTTTAGATGGCAAGAGACCTGCCGTCTGTTCATCTCTATGTAATCTTACAAGCAACACATTTTCATTTTTATCAGTATACAACCCTCTTAAAGTAATACTAGCACTGCTTTTAGGGAAGGTTAGAGCCGTTCCAATAGGCGTGGAAGAACGTTCTACTTTTGTGAAATATCTGAACCTGCCTACAAAAATCATGGGAATGGATAGTGCAATAATTAGCGTGCATATAACAGCGGTTATAACATAACGCTGAACTGTTTTTGTTCTTTTTGAATTATCTCCAAATAAAGCCATTTTTTCTCCTTTCTAAATGAATGGACTACCATATATAAAGTTATTTATTGCCCCTCTTCTGCGGTGAATAAGATACTTATTCATTATCTTAGATTGAAGATTTTCTTCCACACCTTGCCCTAATTCTTGGTTCAGTGCGTCCTTAAATCCTTCAACTTCTTTTGGCAACATTGAACCAGTGATAATCCAGTCAATATCCGCATCCAAATCATCATAGTAAGAGCCTTTTAAATCAAAAAAGTCTGCACTTTTGCCATTCCGTAATTTTCTACCTGTGATTGTATCAAACGTCATCACAGTTCTAATTCCGTGTGTCACTCCATTGTTAATCGTTGAATAAGCCATATTAACAACACGAGGGTCAAGTTTATTTACACCATGGATAACTACTACATCCCCCTCTTCAGCCTCATTATAAATATATTCCAATGAATTAATAAATTGAATAGCTTTCACTGTATCACTATCAATTCCTTTAAATTCATAGAATATTTGTGGCACAGTCTTAGGGACAGATTTTACACTTGTTGGTTTTCCAAGTATGCTTCTATAAGTTGTCAAACTATCTTCTAAGTTCGTGCTAATGGTTTCAATACGGTCTGCTTGTATTTCCCGTCCATCAGCCAATACTCCTTGCATCATCGTCACAAACTCACTGACAAGACCTATCATAGTTGGGTAGTTTTCTGGGTCTCCAATATCCGTGATTCGTGTTAAATTCCAGTTTACATCTCCATCTGGTCGCCATAACTTGTGAGTTAAATAGAATTTATCGACAGCCTTTAAAATAACTGCACGTTCTGCTGGGGTTTGAGTTAAATCGGACATAATGTCAAATAAGTCTACAATTTTTTGTTTTAGACGAGAATAAATAGCTCCTGATTCACTTTTTTCCCCAAATCCTTGCATTGCATTTATTGTAAAGCGCTCCATCGGATATCTTTTGAAAATTTTTTCTGTTTCTTCAGGTCTGTAAAAACGGTTCTTCTCAAAATAATCGTAATCGTTTAAGACGATATGAAATGCCCTGTGCCCATTGATTGTAATATGGTTAGCAACTGCCTGTCCCCAAATTGAACTGGCTGGAACTGGTTTTTTCTCGTCTTCTCTGACATAAAACGGAATACGACTGCTACTTGGTGAAGAAATAAACGCTATCCCATTTGTATAAGTATTGAAATCAAAATAAGAACTTGAACCTGTCAGAGACAAAGCATCTCGACCAATCAATATTCCATCTTCATCCATCAATCCTGAACTTAACCCCAGATGGAAACCAGTATAGTTGTCTCCTGTGCTGGTGAAATTTTCACTATCCATAGGAAGGTTTTTATACAAACCACTAAAATACTCTCCTTGTTCACCAGCCACAGCATCCCATTGCAAACCGTCGTGCCGTTTATTCAAATAGCTATTTAGAGTTTCTAACTGTTGCTCTACCATCTCTTCTGTGTCTGCAACAATAACTAACCTCCAGCGATAAACAACAATTGGACTTGCGTTATCTCTAAGATTATCATATTCAACATAATCTTGATATTCCAATAAACGAGTACGAACTGTTCCTTCGTCAAGTTCACCTGTCTTAACCTTCTTATTTTCTTCTTTTTCTAGTTGAGATAGCGCCATCTTATTATCACGACTTCGTTTCTCAATGACCTTCTTCTTATCAGTAAAATTAATAACTCTGTCATCTGCTAAGAAGAAGATACTTACTCCATCTTCCGTCTGTAATGGCATAATGTCAATTACATCCAAGAAAGACATGTTCCGATTTGTTCCTGAACGAGCGTATAAACGAAAGACACCTAAAGCCCGTCCTCCATGGTGAACATAAGAAGGAGTCAAAAGATATGGTTGCTTAGATAAACCAATACCTCTTTTTTTACTCTGGAAATTCTTGATTTTTGTTCCATATACCTCTTCTCGTAAATTTTTTCTTGATTTATTTTTTGCCATTACTTATCTACTTTCTTCTTTTTAGGGATTTTTACTTTAGCTTTTTTCTTAGGAGCTACCATATTGTCCCCTGTTTTCTTCCTCTGCCTTCTGACTTTTACATCAGTGATAGGTAACAATGCTTTCTCCACATCTTTTCTAGTATTCAATCTCTTGATGCGAGCATATAAACCATTATAAGCGATATTTTGTAGATTTTGAAAATCCTTTTCAACTGCTTCTAATGTTGCATTTCTCAAAATAAGCACTTGAGAAATCTGATACTCTCTTCCTTTGACATTTTCTTCAATGAAATCAAAGTTAGAACGAGCCATTACCTTTCGCCAAGCGTCTCCTGCATTTTCGGGTTTATTGTATCTCTTAATGATACTTTTTAAAGCCCTTTGTTGTGGTTCAACACTTGTTTGTTTGATACTAGAAATCATTAATTCAGTACCTGATGGACTTCTGTCAACCAAATGGTCGTGAACTAACTGTTGATTCTGCAACGATACGCTTGGTAACATTGTTTTTTGCAAGTTGCCAACTACTTCTACTGCAATCCCATATGGACTGATTTCATCATCGAATTCTATGATGCCATCTTCCCTAATTCCGTTTTTCTTAATACCTAAGCTACTAAAAAAGTTAGTTGTTTTTGTACCAGCTAAACTAATTAAAAAAGATAGAACGGTAGAAAGCATGGAACGTTCACGAGAACCAATTAGGTAGATACAGATTAGAACTGTGTAAGCAATCAACATCAAAAGTTTTGGTAGAAGTGTATAGGGAATTAAATTTACATTCCCTAATGATATAAAGAACAATAGCAGTCCTATACTGAATGCTCCACCCGCCACGAAAATTCGAATGATAGTTACTTGTCCATCAATAGTAATCTTTTTTAACTGAGGCACATAAATTTGTCTCTCAGTAGAAGATTTTAAAATATTCGTCATGAACTTGTAATTGCTTCGATACTCTGGTCTAACTTCAACCGTTTTTTCTTGCTTTACATTTTCTGCCATTATCATTCTCCTCTATCGTGTTCTTCTTTTTCTATCCTTCTATACTCTCTTCTTTCTGCAAAATACGTTTTAACAACATTTGCTAGTTCTCCAAAGAATGCAATCAACCAACGAAAAACATAAAAGATAGAGCCTTCCATTCCTGTTGTACTTTTATCAACTTTATTAGATATAGCTTTTTTGGTTGCCTTTCCCAGACCTTTAGCCGTCCCAATTATCTTCTCAGATAAATCGTTATTATTTGTCTCTTTATCCTTAGCCATTTAAGACCTTTATCCTTTCTTCCCAAATCCCAAAGCTTGAACAAAGCCTTTAGCTGTTTCTTTGACATTTGATAATTCTTCACGTTCAGCTTCTTTCATCCTATCGCTCTGGGTTGCACGGAAAACTTTGTTTTGGAAGTCGTATTTAACAATTTTTTTAAATACTTCCCAAGATAATTTCATCCCAACAAAAAGCACAAAAACATTGACCGCCGTGATGGTGGTGATTTGATTCAAACTAGTCAACTTGACACTACTTACCATAGCATTCAAAAAATTAGTCAAAAAGTTAAATACCAAGCCTAACTCAAGAAAGCCAATGATATATTGAATAAGTTTCGTAGTATAGTATCCAACAGTTCTCTTAGATTCAAGGCTTTGAACTGTTTCGGATTCAGTATTTGGTTTAAGGTCTTTGACCTGTGTGCGATTGAAATTTTTATTTTTGGATTTGCTCATGACAAATCCTCCTTTCTTTTATTCAGAAGACTACAACCTTGGGAGTTATCTAGTTTCAACTACAACCAATTATGCCATCAACTGTACATGGTTTATTATATCACGTTAAAGACACAAAAAAAAGAGAGCCTTTTTCGGAAAGTTCTCTCTGTTTTATCAATAACTGTAAAACAAAAAGACTTCTCAATCGAGTGAGAAAGTCCTTTTGCTGTCTTAGCGTATTTTAGGCTTAAAAACCTACAAAAATATCCTATCTCTTTCTTGTTTTTTTGTCAAGTTTACCACCATTGACCTCCTGCGTGAGTTAAAGTCCCTGTTTTCCCGTCAGGATTAATCGTTAATGTGTAATCAACCACTACATCTCTTCCGCTTCTTTTAATTGCGGAACGAACTTCTTTTGCAGTATAATCAAGGTCGTTATCTACAACACCTGCTCGACCTGTTCGAGCTGTAAGGCGAAACTTGACTTCTGTGTCACTAACTTTTTCATATTTAATTGCGGTCACAATTCCTGATAAAACATTTTCTTGTTTATTCTCCCCAACATCAAATACTCCAAAACCACCCTTTGTATTATCTGAAACAGAGATTCCCCATTTATCAGTCATTTCTTTCCGAACACTGTTCCAATAATGGGTAGTCCCATTTGAAAAGTCATTTAACTTTTTAACAGTGTTCTTGATTTCATCCAAATGGTCAAGAATCCTGTATTCCGTCGGAGCAGTCTGTTCTTCCGAACTTGAAGGACTTGTCTCTTTCTCTGAACTACTTGTCGAACTCACTTCTTCAACTTTACCTTTGCTATAACTTAAAGATGGGGCTTCCTGAGTTTTATTGGAATGTTGATTGTTGAAGAATAGGTACATCCCTGCACTAAGAAATCCAATTAACAAAACAACTCCGATAATATATATAATAATTTTATTTCGTTTAATCATAGAACTCTCCTTGTTTAAAATTGTTTGTGAGCATCTAAAAATTTATTAGTGACAATCTGACCATCTCTTAATTTTGTAGCATAAGAAACATTCAGAATTTGTTTTTCTAAATCATACTCACCTGTCACATAACCAAGTTGTTCTTTATTATCACTATTTGAAATAACAAACTCGTAAGCAACCTTGTTTTTATCAGGTAATTTACCAAGATTGATAGTAGACACTTCTACATTGTTTGTCTGAATCAGATTTTGCAACTCTCGAATTTTACTTGATTTGTCACCAAAGTATTTTTCTGATACCTCGTAAAACTGATACATCTCTGGGCTAGAGCTAGCTGTTGGATTGATTTTAGGGAAAGAAGAAATAGCCTCTCTAATTCTCTCTTCAACAACTCTTGTTGTGTTTTCATCTACTGTTTCTACTGTGTTTCCAACTGTAGAATTTTTATCAATGTTTTTTTGATACTCTTCATCACTCAAAGGTTCTTTCCCTCCACTCCCGTTATCTTCAAATTGATAACCTTCGTTAGAGGACTTTGTGATAATTTTAGATGTTCCGTTCATATTTTTCTTATCATCTAATTTTTTATCTGTTTTTTTTACTGAAAGTTCTGTTTGAGAAGGCTTCTCAGTGTTTTCTTTTGACGAACGCCCCAACATGTACCAACTTCCTCCTGCAAGAGCAACTACACAAAACAAACCAATTCCCCCATAAATCATTTTCTTTTTTCCTTTCATGACTTCTCCTTTTTATTTATAATATTTTTATTATATAAAACAATTATAACATAAAGTTGTATTAGATGCAATGTTTTTACGTTTTTATTTACCAATTGTTTTCGCATCGGGATTTGCAGTATACCCAACATCACCAGCATAAAAGAAACCTGCATTACATTGTGTTCCAACATCTGCCTTAGCTATTAAACGATAGTCCCAAGTATTTGGTTTGCCAATACTAGAGCCTGATTTAGGGGTATTCTGCTCAATAATCAATATATCTCCATTTTCAAACACATGAGAAACAATTCCTACGTGTCCTGCCCCAGCATTGCGTTCGCTAAAAGTTGCGCCTGCCTTTGGCTCATGTGTCACCTTTCCTCCAAAAGCACTAGCCATATTGCCTGCTACATCCCCTCCATTACCATTTGTATGAAGAAGATGGTCGCTACCCTTCATCCAGATATGCCATGCTAAAGTCGATGCCAACTCTGTACATTGTCCTGCATACTCCGAACTAAAACCAAAGTCAATCCAGCCATCATTATTTGGAGCAGTAAGAGAATTGGTATACACCCCACCATATTTCATTCCCAAACTTTCAGGATTGAGGGCGTAAGGTTTTAAATCGTCTGGGAGTTCATCTGGAGTATATGCAATCCCCCAACCTGAAGGCTGTTGATTGTGACTACCAGTCCCATCATTACCCCAAGCTCCTCCATCGGTTTTCTTGACCTTAGTCGTTTCAGAAGCGTTACAGTCTATGTTTTCAGTTCCTTTTTTATTACTCTTTTTACCCTTAACATCAACTACACTACTATTATTACTTGCTCCGTCAAATTTCCATTTAGAACTATCTGCTTTTTTATTATCTTTGTTAAAAACAGCATTCGCTTGTTTTGCCCACTCAGCACGTTCAGCATGGAACGATTGAGGTCTTTCATATGCCATTTGAAAATATTCAGATGCCAAAGCAGGGTCATCAGTGGAAATCAAATCTTCCACCTTACTGAAATTATTTTTACCTGTTCGAGAGAAATAGAGTTCTACTGCACGATTACCAAACTCAAGTCCCCAAACTGCATCAACTTGATTTTCAACTGCCCAGCCGTCCGAACCAGCACGTCCCTTCCACCATTTTGAATGAGAAAATTTTGAATATCCTGTAAACTGGAATAATCCTCCACCACCTTCTGCACCCGGATTTGCAGAGTTGTACGAAGAACCATCTGGTGTATTCATACCAGCTCTAACTCCACCTTCCATCACATCAGGAATAAAATTACTCTCTCCACGGACATTTGATAGAACTCCTACAGCGAAAGCTCCTGATGTCCCATAATCATTAACTAGTGTATCATAGATTTGTTTGGCAACTTTATACTCTTCTGTCCCTTCTGTCAACCAATCGCCTTGACCGCTAGCGGTTTGTCCATTGCTAGAGCCGTCTTTTTTAGTTTTTCCATTATCTGATTTTACATGCGGTATACATTCAGTTTTGTCCTCTTGAACAACATATCCCCCATCTTCATTATCTGCATTAACAATTACTGGGGTTAAGGCTAGAACACTCAATACCACAACACATTTAAACACTGTTTTTACTTTTTGATTTTTTTCCATATTAACCTTTCCTGAACTTTGAATTTGGGTTTAAAACCATTATACAACATATTCTTTCTCAAAAAAACTTTTCAATACTGAAAAAGCACCTATACTAAGTAGGTGCTTCTTATTTGCTATCATCAAACAAGAAAACATACACAACCATTCCCACTAAAACAAATATTCCAATAGTTGCCAATGTCCCTTGATTCTGTGAAATCCACTGAGTTATGCCTTCGCCCAATTGCTGAAACCATCCTCCTATACCATTAATAATACTCTCAATCCACTCATACATCTCTCATTCCTTCTTCTATTGTTCTGCTTTTTTAGGTTCGGATGGCTTTTGCTCTTTATTTTCTTTCTTGGTTTCGTCATTCTTTTTAAATAAATTAGACAAATCAGTATTCGATAACTCTCCAACAAACTGAACAGCCGACATCTGACCTACATTTGTATTTTTAGAAATCTCAGAGAAAGGTTGCGCTGTTACATTGTAGATTAACACACTCTGCTTTTCTGTTTTTGTTACGGGAACAAAAACGTAGTAAGTAATATCTCCTTGCTTACCAGCGCTTTCAACTTTCGCATCAGTAGTGTTATCTGTCTTTTTCATCTTGATTACCGTTTCAGATAGGTCTGATACTGGAAAAGCAATAACATTACCAACTACCCCATAGTCAGATTGGTCTTCCTTGTTCAATTTTGGAAATCCTGTGTTCACATAATTAGAAACCAAATCAGGAGCAGTAGTCACATTCGCAAGTTCTGTCTGAACTTTATCAAGCTCGCTTTTATCAGTCAAATTAACAAGTGTTTTAAAAGCGTTAGTCCAGTCAGCACCTAACTTAGTGTTTGTTTCAGTAATAGAAGTTAAAAATGTGTATTTTGAAGCCAACTTTGTATTGTCTTCTTCAAAAATCTTGTCTCCTGAACCCGTGCTGAAAACTTGATTAAGAAATTTTGAGATACCTGTACTATCAGATAACGCATTCAACGAAGAGGTCAACGCTTTGATTTGCCCATCCTTGGAACTGTCTACCGCCTGTTGAAAAGGGGCTGTCTGAACTTTATCGGCTACGTATACAGAACTTTGTTGAGGGGCTGTCATACGTCCTCCAACAAAAGCCCCCATTAACAATACAATACCAGTAAAACCAGCAATAGAATATATAATAATTTTTTTCTGTTTAGTTTTCTGTTCTTCTGTTTTCTTTTTTTTCTCTTTTACAATACTAGATAGTTTTGCCATTTTTCTATATTCCTTTTTATTCTTTTTCTACTTGCCAAAATGCTTCGATAAACATTGTGGCTGTATCAATAGGTGTTACAAATTCTTTAGGCAATGGAAGAGATATCAAAATATCCCCTGCTGATAATTGTACCATTGAACCTTTTGTTCTATAGACACTATCCAAAACCTCACCTAATTTATCAATTTGAGGTAATTCTGTTCCTTGAGCAAGCTCGTATGTATACAATACAGAGGTCGCTCCGACAATAATACTCTTACGTGTCGCTTGAACCTTTTTAGTTGTTACAAAAGCATCAAGTGAACTTGCCGTTCTTTTACCCCATTGAAATGCCTTTGATTGAATTGACTTGATTTTTTCTTGGTTGTCCACAAATAAACTTAGTGGGAAAACTGTGTCAAGGTCATCTCTTTCAACGTACTGTTTAACAACCTCTTGAGAATGGTCAAATTTATTATCAACTCTCAGCCAAGCTCTAAAAATCAAGAACTTTCTGTCGTCAGATATGACACCACCCCCAAATTTTACTTCTCCATTCAGAACTGTTGTACCTGCATTTTCAAGTTGCTCAGTCATCTTTATTACAGATTCTCGACTATCAATTCGAGTAGGTAATTGAATCACAATTCTATATTGTTGACGAATTTCTCCTCCCTCTAAATTTTCTCTCGTATTCACAAAGACTTTCATCTTTTTTAATGCAATCAGACTCTCTTTCTCAACTTTATCCTTCAAACTCATTGGTTTCGAGCCTTTACCATTTCCAGAATTGCTTCTTCGTATTTCAAGCAGTTTATCATCAATGCTTAAACTATCAACTAGAAGCATTTTGGTAATTCTGGCAATCCTATCATTGGCGATTACATTGCGCTCAAAACTTTGATTTCTCCGTATTAAACTAAATAGATATACAACTATGCTAATTGCTGTGAACCATATCAAATAATTAAATGTTGAAGACAACCAATCATGAAATGCTAGCAACCCTCCAACAAAGTCAATTCTTGGAAGCTCAAAATTTGGTAGCATATTTTGAAAACCGCCACTAGTAGCATCGGCAGTAGTAGCAGTTGCGTTAGTAGCGGTTTCAGAATTTTGTGTATTTTGAGCTATATAATATAATAAGCTTCTGATGGCATATGTTATAATTCCAGAAATTGCACTAAATATCAGTCCATATTTTATACATTTCCTTGAATTGAAGGATAAATTTGAGTAAGGGTATTTATCATCTGACAAATCTGCTTTGATTGCAAATTCTTCAAAACTTATTATTGCCATTTTACTCTCCTATTTGAATACTCCAGTTTTGCTTTCGCGAGCTGATTTTAGAGTTTCTGATTTGATAAGAATTGTTTTTCCTCCACTTGTAGTAGCTAAGGCATTTCCATCATTATCAAATTCTGTGATAGTAGCATTAGCGCTTGAACCAGATACTGTAACATCTACACTATCTCCAACTTTGAAACCATAATGATTTTTCGCAGTATATTCGTTAGAAGTATTAGAAGAATCGGATTTTACAGTAGCTGTTTGAGTAGTTTGTTGAGTATTCCTTTGTTTTTGATTACTATTCCCTTGCATCGCAAACCAAATTGCAGTTCCAGAGATTAGAACTAATACCGTGATTCCTGTTGCAATTGCAGGAATCAGTGGAAATTTAGGTTTTTCATTTTTTGAAGAAGCTCCTTCTCCTTTTTGTGACTTTTTTACTTCTACAAGTTCCTCATCTTCATCGTCGTCTTCGTCTTCTTCATCAGGGTCGTCAAAGTCCTCTAAATCTTCTTCATCTTCATCAGAATTTGATTTTTCTTTCGTTTTTTTACCAAATATATTTAAAAACAATTCTTTGATACCAGTTTTACTCTTAGATTTATCTTCTTTGGTATCCTTGGATTCAGATTCTTCATCTTCCTCATCTTCAGCGTCTTCTGAATCATCGTCGTCTTCGTCTTCTTCATCAGGGTCGTCAACATCTTCTGATTCATTTTCTTTCTCAGATTCTTCAATCTCATGCTCTTCTTCATGATGGGTTTCTTCAGAAGTTGACTCCACTTCATCTTCAACAGACTCAACAGTAGTATGTCGTTCAGCGTCTTCCTCAGAAGACGATTCAACACTAACTTCTTGAATATCTTCGACATTTGATTGAAGCGATTGAGGTTGAGTGGCTTGTTGAATTTGTGGTTGTATCATTTCTGCTTGCTCTATGAATTCAGCATATTCTTTCTTTGTATCAACAAATCTCAACATCTTTGCGATAGATTCTGGGGTACTATCTTCATTTGCAAATTCTGTAATAGCCAACTCATTAAGTGTATCTGCCAAGTACCCAGCTTCAATGTTACTTTCACGGATTCCAGAAAATAATCTCTGCTCTTCCTGTTCCATGTTTTCTTGTAGGGTTGGAAGATTCAAACTGTCATAATTTTGACTTTCTCTTACAAATACTTCTTCAAGATAAGCATCCTTTTGTTGTCTATATTCTTCCAACAGGAGGTTTTTTATCGCTTCAACTTGTCTTGAAATACTAATATTTTCATTAGCATTGTTCAATAACGCATCAATTTCTTCTTGATGCTCTTGATAGAATGAATTATTGAGGTAATCAACGTATAATTTTCTAGCTTCTGCTTTATCTTTTTCAGTAGACTTTCCTAACAAAAGAAGTAGAGTCCCTAGAGTAGATTTTTGCTGAGAATACATCAATCTAACCGTTGGATTAGATAGATTGGCATCTGTTTCTATTTCTGTATTCAGTTTAGAAAACAGTAATTCATCAATATTGTCTAGGATTTCGCTAGGCAATTTGTATTCATCTTCATCAGAGCTTGTTGTTTCAGGAATTTCTGTATCTCCTTCAGATTTTTCTGGTACTTCCTTAAAAGCCTCTTCAGTTTGTTGTCCATCATTTTCACTGGAATATTCTGATTCTGGCGGTGTTTCAGAAGCCTCTACTGAGCTGGTCTCGTCTTTTTGAACTTCGCCAACATTGTGCCATTGACCATCTTGACCAACTGACTGCCATTCATCCTGATTAGAATCTGAATTGCTTTCTATATCTACATCCAAACTAGTAAATCCAAGAATTTTGACATCTGGATTTGCTTCTAATTCTTCCAAAACATTATAAGAATACAATGCTTCACCATTCTCTAAAGCAACTATGAATCCGTTACGTTCTATTCCATCGTGCTTTACTCGAATAACTTCTTCTTTATTCATTCCAAAATTAACCTTTCTTTTTGTTACTCTCGCAAGGTATGTATTTCTTGAACTTTACCTAAATATAAATTGAGTTCACATTTTACTACATAACATTCCTTTTCTATCCCTGCAAAGATTCTTCTTTTTTCTTTCCGAGAAGTAATCCCTGCTATATTTAAAACAAATCCATCTACATCCAACAACAGTTTAGGATAATCACTTTTTAAAATTTCTTTAAAAAAGAACTCAGCTATCTCGCTTGCAGTAAGATATGGCATTGTACTTTTAATTTCAAGTTTTTTCTGTATCTGAGTTGTAATTTTAGTTCTAGTAGATTTTTCTATTCTCTCCATCCCTAGCATATGTCGGAAACGATTTATTGACACTTCAAGTTCATATTCTAATCGCTTCTTTTCTTCATGTGACTTAAACTCTTTTCTGCCATTACTAGCAAGATAAGTTGTCATGTCTGGAAGCTCCGCTAATAAAGATTGACGGATTTTTTCAACTTTATCAAAAATTGCATTAACTGTAGTATAAATACGAACTGTCTCTTTGTCTTTGTCAACTATTAATTTTCCTGATAAACGATTAGTTAAAACTTGTTCACCGTTGTTGTCAATAAAGATTTCCTCAATGTTCACCAATGTGTCCAATTCAACAGGAGTATTAGAAGAACATTTCTCACCCTCTTGCTCTGGTTTAAACTCTTTTTCCTTGGGACTAGGAGGGGATTTCATTATCAAACCTTCTTTTACTTCTTCTATTTCTTTAGAATCTTTGTTAGTTTCTTCAGTATTTTTATTATCAATATATTCCTCAATATCGTTAAATTTATTTAACATTGCATTTTCATCAGTTGTCAGAGAAATATTTTCAACTAGATTCTGTGTAGATTTCTTTAGAACAGTAATAACTTCTCGTTTATCTAACTCAAAATCATCGTTTGCGCTAAAAAACATACTTAGTTTTGCAGTATTCTTTGAGGTATAGCTTCTATCCATTCGCTACTCCCCCTTCCAACGTTCTCCATCATTAATTTGTTCTTCGCTGTTCAGAAATTCTTCTGGGACTGTTCCTTGTAATTCATTAAGCAGAGCAACTGGAATAATTTGAGAAAGCAATGCAATAATTTTCGCCCCCAATGTTCTGTCCGTCACCTTGTCTAACATAAGTTCTAAGAGTCCTTCTGCTCGAACAATTGCAATGATGTGCTTTTCTAGTAATTCTTTGTCTATACTTTCTATATTTTTAACACCTGCTTCCAAAGCGATACTTGCTTTGTAAATTGGCAAAATTATTTTATAAAAGTCAAAATTATCTTTAAAGTCACCTGTATCTCTTGCTCTTTCTAAAAGCTCTGAAATATTGACTCGAATTCCCTCAAAATCAACTCCGTTTTTTAGTAAAATATTGATTATTTCTTGGCTATTTCCCATCTCTTCTTCTCCTTCTACATTGCATCAGCTTTATTCACATAGCGGAATAAACGAGATATTTCAATGATTCCTGATAAAATTTGAACAATAGTTTTACGGTGCTGTTCAAACACCGCTACTTCATCAGTTACATTTCCGCTCACTAGAAAGAATTCAGAAAATCCTTTAAAATCTGGTATTTCCCCAATTAGAGTTTCACAGTCTTTCTCAATCCTCATCAATACAGAAACATCCTCAACTTTTCTAACTTCTCTTCCAAATGAATTTTCGAAATCTTTAAGTTTTTTTCTTTGAGTCCCTAATTCACCAATTGTTTCATCAATGATAAAAACAGCTTTCTCTGTTTTTGATTTATCATCTATCAAAGTCAGTCGTTCCTTCAAGTCATGTAACTCTCCCTGTAAAAGCGAAGTAACCTTGATAGCACTGTTAAAGAGTTCATCTCCGCTAGACAAGACTCCTTTTAGGGCTAAATTTTTGGATACCATTCGTATCTCCTTTGCTTCAATTATTTGTAACTATCTTATCATAAAACATGTCATAAAAAAAGTGTTACTTTTATTTGTCAATAGTTTTTGTGGATTTTTATCAGCTTTTTTGATAGAATTTATAAAAAAGAAAGGAAAATGAAGGTTGTAACTCAAAATGTCTTTAAAGAAAAAAAAACAAAAAGGGAAAATTAAAAAGATACTTTTCAATTCTATCCCTATTATAATCATTGTGGGAGCATTGTTCTTTTATTTTTATCCGCCATCATTTTGGTTGGCAAATCATCTAAAAAGCACTCCGATAAAGAGGTTTCCTGTTACAAAGCACCAGACAAAAGACGAAAAAAAAGAAACCAATGCTCCTAATTACGGAAATGAATCTCAGCTAGAACCAACTACCGAAAATCTTTGGAAAGCTAGTCAAGCTGATTATATCGCCAGTGGTGGAGTCTTTATCCCAAGTGCAGAGATTCGCTTACCTATCTATCACGGGATAGGGTACTATACAATGCTAAAAGGAGCTGGTGAACAATATCCAGAAGATATTGTCAAGGTTGGCGAAGCTGGAAATTATGTTATTGCTAGCCATTTGACTCCTTATCAAGGTTATCTATTCACTGACTTAGATAAAGTTCAACAGGGACAAGACGTTTATCTAGTCGGTTCTAATACAAACCTCATCTATCGTTACCAGATTGACTGGAAAGAAACTTTCGACCCTCAACATTCCCAATCAATTCAACAAGAAGAGGCAAAAGAAACTGTTGAACAAATAAACGAAACCAAGATTGTTGACCTAAAATCTCTTGGAGTATCATCTGTAAAGGTTGGTGATACTATATCAAAAACGACAAAAGATTTTCAGCCAGAAACAGGAAGTGAGATAGAAACCAGTACAAGTCTCACTGTGAAATCAGTTGACAGCGATAAAATTACTATATTGGAAGAAGGAACAAAGAAAACAAAACAATGTATTTGTACTCTATATACTTGTACAGATACCTATAGTACACACAGGCTAGTTGTTAGAGGACATCTTGTAGAGGAAATCCCAGCAGAAAAAGCTAGTGCAGAATTGAAAGAAGCCTACAGCGGTTGGTTCAGTGGAACATTTTAAAAAGCAATCTCTTTAAAGATTGCTTTTTTGTTTTGTTAATTTTTGAATACGTGGATAAACATTCCTGTATTTTCTAACAAGATTATCTAGCTCTAATTCAAATTGTTTCTTACCACTATAAAACTTGATGTAGTTTATCACCTCTTGTTCTGATAGCAATCCATCCCCCTTATCAACTTTTTTACTTTTTGATAAAGAAACTACACTGTCGTACAAAATATTTGATACTACATATTTCCCTAAATTCCTAGCCCCCTTTGAAACTAATTCATAGGCTTTTGTAAAATCTCTAGGACTTGACCGTTGGTCAAGTATTTCCTGAACAAACTCTTCAACATCAGAATTTGCTTCACTTTGAATATACTGTTTTACTTCTACAGGTATCTCTTTTTGGTTTTGTTCATAAAACCAGTCAGCCCAATCCTGAATGTTTGTTACAGGAAACCACGCAAAACGTTCTGCAAATGATTGTGACGGCATCTTCACACTTGAACCTGTTTGGACAGTATTGGTAGCTCCTATGAAATGAACTTTCTTAAACTCCATCTGTTCATAATCCAAATAATTATCCATTATGAGAGTTTGCAACACCGAATATATTTCATCTTCAGCGCTCAAAATTTCATCAAAGAAAACAATAAGTTCTTTAGAATCAGGTCTTTGAGCTTTTTTTATAGCCGTTACAAGCGGGCTATCATGGCGGATAAATCCTTTATCAACTGGAAAATTCATTCCCAAAATAGTAGCAGTATCTGAACTAGCTAAAGAAATATTAAAGATATCCATGTTGTTGTCCTTCGCATATTTCTTTACTAAAGTTGTCTTTCCCATACCTGTCCTAGAGACCAACACAACAGGCTCGTTGAACTTGACACTTTCATGAATGATGTCTGTTATGCTTGGATTCATTATATAACCGCCATTTCTGTGATATATGGTTCGCGACTAATTGTCTTAGGTAATTTTTTTATATACTCTATCTGTTCTTCCTCTGTATCAAAATGCCGAATTTCTTTGACTGGTAGACCTTTTTCATTGTATTTACTAGTCATTACAGAATGTTTTTTCATTGCTTACTCCTTTGTTTGTTGTTTTGTATAATAATTTTATTATATATAATTATATTTGTCAAGTGTATTTAGCAAAAAAAGAAAAAAGAATTAGAAAAAACTTCTAATTCTCTACTTGCTTCCGTACAATTGAACCCCAAAGATATCCTAAGATTTCGTCTTTTGGTAAATAACCAGTAGCTTTGTTGCTGTGCTCTACCTTTACTCCATTTTCATCCAACTGAACTATAGATACCTTAGTAGACTCTCCTTCCCATTTAACAATAATATCTTCGCCTCTGATATATTCATCAATAATAGTTTCAACCAAATATCTCATTTCTTCCAGAGATTGTTTGACTTTTTCTTTACTATGAGAAACTGTCTGGAGAGATAGTTTAATAATTTTATACTGTCGTTCATCAAAATCTGGGAAATCTGCATAATCTAAGTTTTCTAAAGCATCTTTTGCATGCTGTGTAGCAATAGGGGAGTAGCTTGTGTAAATTTTATCCAGACTAACTAATGCCTTGGTTAGATAGACCCATGCTTTTTCCGCATCTTTTAATCTATCCCTGTTTTTGTATTGATAAACTGATTTTATTGCCATTGCAACTGTATAGGATAAGTAGTTATCTATGATAAAATTCCAAACTTCTACCTTATTTTTTCGAAATTGCAATCGCTCAGAATTTCTAGTTTCTTCATCAATCATTTCAAAACTTTCTCCTTTCCCTAACATTGTATCACACCTTTCCAAATTCTGTCTTTACTTTTTCTAAGAAGGGTAAAAGGTTAATCGAAACACAATTTATTACTTGAGTTTGCCGAACCTCCCCTTTTACAATAGCAACAGCATAATGGGTAAAGATTGGCTCTCCAAACAAATCAACAGACTTCAAAGCATTTTCACTATCTTCTTGAAGTAGTAATTCATAGCCGTACTCTTCTGGATTATCTGTTAGAGGTCGTGCTCTAATTAACATCCATTTAGAATCTCTAGGAATCGTTATTTTTAAAAATGCAACATCTTTTTTATCGACCTTTGAGTAATCAATCACTCTACTCTTTAGTCCTTCATTTTCTAGCTTTTCCCAAAATCCGTTTTCAATAGCTTTGTTTAAGACAAGTTGATTTTCTTTATTATTAAAAAAGTCATAAACAATACGATTTGCATTTACACTCTCACTGCTCATCTAAAATCTCTCCTCACTTTTTGTAGAACAGGCATATCCAATGTTTACTAATAGTTTGGTTTTAGCTTTTCTATTTACATGTTTCACGTGAAACAATCTCAGTATCGCTCTTGATAAACAATTACAGTCCGTCTATTATAACCATCAACAGATACACTGACCAAAGAAAAAGCATCATCGTTGATTTGATTCAAATATTTTTCAATCTCTCCACTAATAACAGTAGGAAGTGTTTCGACTTTATATTTTTTCATAAACAACCTCTTTTTTTATTTTATACAATAATTATATTATATAAAACAAAAAAAGTCAATAAAAAGCAAGGCGTAACCTTGCTTTTTTATGAGTAAACAACTACAGTACCTAATATATTCCACACAATATGTACTGCTATGCTTGAAATGATTGTATCTTCTTTGTATCGGATAAAGCCCAGCCACATCCCATAACTCAGATAAATTATGAAACTAGCAAAACTGTTTGGAGAGTGGATGAACGAAAATAAACATGAAGTCCCCAATAAAGCATATCTCCAATCAATTAAAGAAAAATAGTCATAAATAACTTTTCGAAAAATGATTTCCTCGAAAAAACCTGCACTGGCAACTGCTCCGATAAAAATTGATATAGGAATTTTGGAAGCAATGCTAACTAACTTTTCTTGATTTGAAGTCTCAGTAGATTGCCCCATCATAATCAGAACGTAATTAACCGCTATGGAAATGAGATACATCATAAAGACTGCGCTTATTAGTTTGATAAAGTTTTCAAAAGTAACATACTTCTTTATTTTAGCCACCGAAGGATTTGATAAAACTTCTAATTTTACTCCTACATACCATGTCATAGCAATTGCAGAGAAAAGCAATGGATAGAACAAAATCTTAACCGTTTCGTAGTTATATGCTAATAGCATTAAGATTTGAGGAATGAGGGAAAAAGCATAAACTAATCCTGTGATAAGCAATAGTCTCAAAAAGCTATTCTTTTTCATTTTTGTAAATATCTTCAAATTTCAGTTCTCCTATAACTCTTGTATTTTGTAAAGGCAATAAATAGGACGGATTGTTTTTTTGCCATTCTTTAACATCATCATGTAGACGATAATGTCTTACAACCATAATTGGCTGGTAACTGTCAACTGTGCTAAAAAAGTCAAATTTTTCAAAAGCATTCAGTTTGATAATCTTTGCTTCTGCATTATTAATCCGATATTCTACCACATAACAGTGACTTTTATCATCAAAATAATACGTGTACTCTTTCAGAATTTCTGTGTCAACAAGTTCATAGTAATCTTTACTTGTTTCAAGTGTACTCATAAATAAATCACGATGAAGAAGAAATTTATGCTTGTTATGTAACCAGAATCCCAATCCGATAAGAGCAACATTCAATATCGTTATGAATGTTATTTTACCAGTCAAAATAGGGTTATATATCGCAAATACAGTTGCAATTAACAATAAAGCAATTGAAATTCTCGCAAATTTCTTACTATTTTCAAATTTTTTGATATGGAACATATTGTCTCCTGTCTCTAATTTTCTTTTTCAGATTTTTTTCTAGCTATTCTAAAGAGTTCTATCAATCTTTCTTGTGTTTCTGGTGGATTTTGTTTAATTTTCTCCATTTCCTCTTCTGTAATAAAGGAATATTTAGTTTTTAAAGCACGTTCTGTCTGAGTCTTATCCATAGGAGGTAATGTAACACTAGAAACTTCAACTTCTTTTTGCACAGTTTGTTTAGTAGTGAGCAAATCCACTTTTCCATCAATCTCTGAATCAGCAAGTCGTGATTCAACTTCAACATCTTTTAATGACGATTCTTCGGTTTCAATTGCTGTCTTATCAGCAAAAGGGATGTACTCATCCATCACAAATGGGAGACTCGGCTGACGCAGTTTTCGTTTATCAGAAATCGAATTGGAGGCTAGGAAAATCTTGTTATTAGAATTTTTAAAAATACGACTGACCAATTTATCATTATAAATTTTTCTTATTTCAGATTCAGTCAAATTCGTCGTAATAATAGTCGTATTACGTTTATCTAAAATTTTAAAAAGAACCCTTTGAATCCAATCATTAGAATCAGATATCCTCTGACTCATTTTTGACTCTGTTCCCAAATCATCTAACACTAAATAATCCACATCCGTCAAAAGTCTGATGGTGTTTTCTTCATCATATGGCAAACTCTCTTTCGTTCCAAAGGTATTTTTTATTCGACCCATCATTGCTTCAACACTAATAAATAATACTGATTTATTTTGGTGGAAATCTTTATGATACTTATTCAATCGTTTAAGCATGGATATTGCTAAATGACTTTTACCGACTCCAGAATTTCCCATGAACAGTGTATTTCCGCTTCCGCCTTGTTCATAGTATTTTTCAACTTGTTCCGCAAAAAACTTCATTCTGTTTTCATTGTCATTAGCTACTTCAAAAGTTGAAAAGTCTGCTTCTTCTAATTCTGCGCTAAGGTCACTTTCTCTTTCAAACAAAGCTATTGTTTCATTTTCTTTAAAGGTTTTCATTTTATCAGCAACTTTTTCTTTTTCTTCTTGAAATATCCCCTCCACAATACATTTAGGGCAAACTTCATGTTTCTTCCCTTTGTTAATCCCTTTCGGAATTGTAACGATATTCATTCTAATGTTTTGATGAATAGAACAAAAAGAATTACTTGGGTCTAGCCTGTTTTCTAAATTTATTCTGACTTTTTCCATTTTATTTTCCTCATTTTTCTTCTTCCAGTTTTTGTTCATAATTTTTTAAAGATGTTAATAGATAAGATGCCAGTTTCTCTATGTTTTTATCTTTCATTTTTTTCACAACATATGATAAGTGCTTCATCAATTCTTGCTTACCATGTTTATTTATAAAACAGTTGTAGGTGGGCAAAACTGCATTACCGAACTCAATAATATACTCATTGTTCAGCAATTGGTCAGGACTAATAATTTCTAAATTAGTAAGTTCTGCAAATATATTATTAGAAACTATTTCGTTATAGCTCATGACATATGTTACCAAATTTTTCTCTTCTTTCTTAAATTTAAAGACTAGTGTTTTTAACTTTGGTCTGCCTCTTTTTTGTTTCTCTGTGATTCTCTCAATTGAAAATTCAGTGTAGTATTCTGAAAGTTCTTCTTCAATTTTTGATAATACCTTTTGTTCAATGTTGAAAGTCTTATATGACTCTGGAATAGCCAATAATCTCGAAAACTCTTCAAGAGATACTTTCCACCACCCATTTTTTTTGTATTTGTTTAATTGTCTAAAACACTCCTTTGTATAGATACTTTTAAACATTAAGTAGGTACTTAGGTCAAATATCGTAAATTCTTTAGCTAATTCATTCAACAAAAAAGCAAAATCTTCATTCACCTTTACTGTAACATTCTCTTTTACTAAGCTAATCTCAAATTTAGTAAACAAAGTAAAGCGAGTCCATTCTATATTGTTTCCCAGTCGTATATTCAAGGACAAAAATTTTGCGTATGTACTATCCAAAGCTTCTGCAAAATCCTTTTTATCCTTAGCATAGACTTTAGATTTTTTTCTTAAATCTTCAAATGAATATACGATAGGTTCTGAGCCTCTATCAGCCACGTCTGCACATATTGCAAAAAACAAATCCAACTCTCTAGCATTAAATTTTTTAAAAGCAACTGTACTCATGGCGTTATCGTACTTTACGACTCTCGGATTTTCAGCCTCCATAATTACCTCCTGTCATTCTAAGAATAAGTCTATCATTTTATAACCCATTTGTCAACAAGTTATTTTATTACGGTAAAAGGTTGCTTTAATCTCGGAAAAAGTTATTTTAATTCGGGAAAAGTTATTTTAATAGACGGGAAAAGTTATTTTAATCTCGGAAAAAGTTATTTTAATGTCGTGAAATCCCTTGGGAGAGTAAGGAAGAACTCACCCCTAAAAAAGATAAATAAAAAAGATAAATAAAAAGAGATAGAGAAAAAAGATATATCTGAAAAAATTTTAAAAAGAGTTAAGCAATATACGTTAGAGCATATTATGTATTTAGGAAAATTAATACATAATAAGATAAATATGGCAACAGTAAATACTAATGATTTTTTTAGGCTTCATGCTAAAGAAGAATTGGATTTAGAATTGATAACTCAATAGCTTTTTGTAATTTATTCAAATCCACTAACATCTTGTACATCATCTTCTAACATTGAATTTAGATAGTAGTATTTTTTACCTATTCGTTTAGAATTATCCTTAACTTGCCAATCCTTAAAATTAGTTTCAAGTCTATAATTCCGCTTTTCATGTTTTGCAGATACGACAGTCTTCGTAGATATATAAACCTTCTCATGAGTATAAAGCTGAGCAACACATAAGGGAGAGGTGAGACTTATTTCGAACTCTAAATCAGTCCTCTTCAAAAGAATAGCTGGAATCACTGAAAATGGAGCAATAACTGTTACTTTTTCTTTATTCCTTTCTAAACAGCTCAAATATACATTGTCAGGGTCATTTTCTTTAATTTCAATAGAGACCAAAGAAAATGTCACTCCTTTTTCTGATAAGTCTTCAACTTTTTCAAATTTAGATAATAGTGGCAGTAATTCCTGCCTAATAATTAAACGACGTTTAGAAATTCCAAATGTCTCGTATATATTTTTAATATTTTTCATAGTCTAATAATCTCACTTTAGGTTTAGTTTGTCAATAGAAAGTTTCACGTGAAACATGACTTTTCTCTATAAAAGCCTATTGACAAAACAAGATTAAAAATGTAAACTAAATAAAAAAGATAAGAAGGAAATAGCAATGACTATTGTTAAATACAAAAATATTTTAAACTCTGCCGATTTTAAGGAGTTTGGAGTAGTAGAGCTTCGCATTTTTTTTGCGGTCTGCTCACATTTGAAAGATGAAGAAACAAATATGCTGACGATTCCTCAAAAAGATATTTTGCCTTACATCACTTCTGGGACAGTGGTTCAGTATCAACAATTTCATAAAGCATTGGTTAAACTAAATCAAAAAATGCAAGATTTTATTGTGTACAATAAATTCGACCTCCCAATCAAATTGTTTTCAGTTTTCTTTGTAGATGAGGTTAGTCATGAGATTACGGTACAACTCAATGATGAAGTAGAGTCTATTTTTTCTTTCAAAAAAGGAACTCATGATACAACCTCTTTCAACGTTGAAGACCTGTTGGCTTTTCGTTCTCCTAGAGCGACAAATACTTTCCGTATTTTTAGTCAATGGAAAGATGAAGGAGAGATTGAACTCTCTGTTCAAAAAATGAAAGATATTTTTGGGGTTGAAAAAAAAGGTACTTTTTATCGAACTCTTCGAGAAATAAAAACCAAATTTCCAAAATATCTAGCAGAGTTTGAATTACTTCCAGTGAGAAAAGGTAGGAGCGTAGTTGGCTACAGAGCAACATGGAATACGGAATTAACCTACGAGAATGATAAAGCAGGAAGCATTATTTTTGATGATTTTATATCTCGTCCTATAACGATTTCATTCGATGAATAAAAAACATTGACTTATTTATTTTTATATAATATAATTATTATATAACGAAGATGGAGATTTGTAAAAATGAGTAATAACATGAATGAATTAATAGTGATGCCCCATGACCTCCAAGCAGAAGCATCTGTTTTGGGAGCTATATTTATCAATAACGAAGTATTGGTCACGGTACAAGAGCACATTACTTATCAAGATTTTTATAAACACGCCAATCAATTAATTTTTAAAGCATTCGTTGAATTGGCAGATAAAGGTGATGCGATTGACGCGACTACTGTAAAAAATATACTAGAGACAAGAGGAGATTTGCAAAGCATCGGTGGCATTACAGCTTTACTCGATGTTATTAGTGCTGTACCAACAAGTGCTAATGCAGAATATTATGCGAAAATTGTAGCAGATAAATCTTCAATGCGGAAATTAATTTCTGCTATGGATGATTTGAAGCAAAAAACCTTCAGTGGGGAATTTACTGTATCTGAGTTGGTCGATAGGGCAGAAAAGGAAATTGTAAGTATTGGAGACAACTTCAATCGAAATGGTTTTCAACGAATTAACGAGGTTCTATCAGTCAATTGTGCCAATATCGAAGCTCGCTCGATGCAATCAACAGACATTACAGGTATTTCTACTGGATATTATGAGCTGGATAGGATAACGACAGGGCTACACAAAGATGAACTAATTATCATCGGTGCTCGTCCTGCGGTAGGTAAGACAGCATTTGCTCTAAACATTGCTCAAAATATCGCTACTAAATCTAATCTTCCTGTCGCTATTTTTTCACTAGAGATGGGGGCAGAAAGCTTGGTAGACCGTATGTTAGCCTCCGAAAGCCTGATTGATGCCTATACTTTACGTACAGGAAAGCTGACTGATAATGATTGGATAAAATTAACTGTTGCACAGGGAATATTAGCTCAATCTCCGATTTACATTGATGATACAGCAGGAATTAAGATTTCAGAAATTCGAGCTAGATGTCGAAAGTTGTCAAAAGAAGTCGGTGGCTTAGGATTGATTGTAATTGATTATCTGCAATTAATTACAGGACACCAATCTGACAATCGTCAACAAGTGATTTCAGATATTTCTCGTCAACTTAAAATTCTTGCGAAAGAATTAAAAGTACCCGTCATTGCGCTGAGTCAGTTGTCCCGTGGAGTAGAACAACGACAAGATAAACGACCAGTTCTTTCAGACATTCGTGAAAGTGGGTCTATTGAACAAGATGCAGATATTGTTGCGTTTTTGTATCGTGATGATTATTATGAACGAGGAGCTAAGAATGGAGAAGAAGAACAGAACTCAAGTAATATTGTCGAAGTGATTATTGAGAAAAACCGCAGTGGTGCTCGCGGTACAGTTGAGTTGATGTTTCAAAAAGAATACAATAAATTTTCTAGTATTAGCTGGAGGGAGAACGAAAAGGGATGAAAGAGTATTTTAAAACTTTATCAAAAGTTGCAATAGGGACTTTTTTTGGATATACGTTAGCGATTCCCATATTCACATTTTTGGGGATTCTTGATTTTAGTTATGTCTTACAAGGAGGATACAGCTATTTTAAATGGGATGGTGGCTATGTTTGGATTTCAGGTCTTTTAATGACAATTCTACTATCGTTTATAGTATCAGTAATTGTTATTAGTTCAGTTTTGATATTGACAGTAGTCTATTTTCTAGCTGAAAGTTTGATTGAAGATTTTTCAAGACCCAAATTTATTGAGTATAATGGCAAGAAACGAAAAGTATTAGCTAAATATTTTGAAGAAAAAGGTTTAAAGAAAGTTGTGATTTTTTTATCTGATGATAAACCAGCACCCAATCTGCATTATAATAAATTATCAAATACACGACGAGAAGTAAGTTTAACAACATTAGGAAAAATACAAGCTATAGCTATTTGGATAGTAATTGTAGTATTTAATTTTATTCTATCAATTTTGACTGGGGATATTAAAAGTTTTTTCAAAGGCGAGTTTAAAGAAAACTTTGGAATGGACGATTATTTAAAATTCAAACCAGAAGAGTATTCAAATTACAAAGCCGATAGTTATCCAATAGATTTGTCTGAAAGTAAAATCAAAGAGTTTTATTCAAGAAAAGCGCGGTATTCTAATAAAAAGTACAAAGCTAATCCTTATGTATACAGTAATGATTTAATTTTAATTGTAACTAGATTACAAACAATAGGAGCATCAAATAGTTACTGGGATAAGCAAAAGAAAATGTGCATCGAGAAACAAAAGGAAATGGTAAAGAGTGACAATAAGGAATGGATAGATGTAGAATGAGGAGAGCTAGCTGCTCTTTTCTTTTTGTTTATTTGTTTTTAAAAAATGTTGACAACCACAATTTTATATAATATAATTATTATACAATAAATAAAGAAAAGGTAATATCTAAGAATGATTTAAAAATAAAAAAATGAATTTAATGGACATTATGATTTTTGTCGTATGGGACTTAATTAAGAGTTGGATTGATTGAAATTCTAATTGTATATTTAGACCCTCCCCCCCTTTGAGAACGGTTAGACTTTGAGGATATCAATCACTCGTGAATTAATCAAATATAGGGTTGACAAAACAAAAATTATATAATAAAATTGTTATACGGAGATTTAGAATGAGACTAGAAATAGAAACAGAATTACTAGGAGATTATTCTAGCACTGATTTATTGTTATTGGACTATCTTAGAAAAGAAACAAGGACAAACCAACCAAGCAATTCCAAAATCCAGAAAGCTTTGAAAATTTCTGTGAATACGATACTTAAAGGATTAGATAGATTACAAAAGGGTGGTTATATCAAAATTGATAATCCCAGTAAAACAGTCAGAATGATTTCAATACAGAAAAAGGGGGAAAATATTTTTGGACAGGAAGAACTAGATGTAGAGGATGAACAAATTTATTCCACGCTTAATGCGGAGGATAATGATTTGTATGATACAGGTAGTCTTTCAATACTACTGGACGATGTAATGGTGCAATGGTCAATAAAGGCATTACATGAAAACCTAGAAATGTTAATTCAAAATACCTTTAGAGATGATATGCAAGCAAAAAGAAAAGGAGTGACCTTTTCAAGAGTTGAACTCTTATTTGAACGACTAGAATTACCAATGAGAGTAAGAGAAAAATTTGACATTGATAAAAAAATATCTCGGTGAGGAGCCCGGTCTAAATACATATGCCTTTTTTATCTCTGATACCTTGAGAGAAAAAAAACATGTGCTTTCCAAAGCCGAGGAAAACGTCATAGC